ATGGCGATTATAAGAAGACGGCAAGGCGTGCGCAATAGGCGCGATGTAAGTAGCGATCGAATTCGATCCTCATTCACGACAATAAAAGACGCATTAGATACGGTAGTTACCGTTATGACTGCGCAGAATTTTAGAGAAAGAACCATCGGTGACTACTGCGCCCATTTCGGCGAATTTTTAGACGAGACTGCGTTAGATCCTGCGATGCCAATTACGGCGGTCACCGAAGATCATTTCCATTCTTATATTACGATAATGTTAAAGAAGCGCGGTCTATCGCCGGTAACGATTAACATTCGGCTAGGCGGTATTAAATCGTTATTCAGTAAGATGGTAGAGCGCGGCCTTATTAACGAGAGTCCTTGCGGTCGTGTGACAAAGCTACGTACCGATCAGACCGTCGTTAAAAGTCTTACTGATTCGCAGGTAAAGCGATTCTTCAGCGTCATCGATAAGGATACTTTTGCGGGATTCAGAGACTACGTGGCGTTTTATCTTTCATTAAAATGCGGATTAAGGTCGAATGAACTAGAAGGCCTCGAGCCGACCGATGTTGATTTCGATAATAAGGTTCTTATGTTACCAGGCGCAATCAACAAGAATCGTAAAAACCGTATGGTCCCGATGACCGAAAAAGTTGCCGAAAATCTCCATCAACTTCTATTAGAAACGGAAGACTATTTTGGAGAGGCAAAAAAGGTATTCGTAAATCAGTACGGAGACGAGATGGCGAAGGAGCACTTACGTAAACGTGCGGCCAAGTACGCTGGATTGGCGAACCTTAAAGGAGAATGCCGCGCGAGTATTCATAGCCTGCGTCATACATTTGCGATCAACTATCTACGTAATGGCGGGGATATCCGTTCGTTACAAAAGATACTTGGCCACGCTGACTTAGAATCTACGCAAGTATATCTCGACTATGTTGACGATGTTGTCGTAGAGCAATTTAACAAAGCTAATAAAAACGACACTCTCGAAGTGTAAAAGAAAACCTCGTCTAAATAGGCGGGGTTATTTTTTTTTATTTTAAATGTCCCGATTTCGAACGGTCATATGCGACTGTACTTATGAAAGCGAAAATGATTCGGAAATTTTGCGAGATATCATCCATCAACCGAAAAGATTAATTAAAAAGAAGAGGGTGGGCAGTTTGGAAAAAGTAAAAATCACATTACAAAACGGCACCATTCATGAATGGACAGTTAAAGAAGATACAGGCGACCTCATGAGATTGTGGAACTGGGTTCTTCGCAACAAATCAGGTGTTCTGTGGTTTGTTGAAGGCGGGATTAACGCTGCTGAGATTATTACGATCGAATACATTCCAGAAGAAACGGAAGAAATCTTAACATGACAAACGCCAAGCGTCCGATCGACTTTCACGACCACAGGTTCGTCCGAGTAACGAAGTCGGTTATCGCAGATGAAACGTATTTAGATAAGCCGATTCAGAAACTCGTATACTCCGTTCTTTGTTTCTACGCAGACAACACGAGTAAGAAGTCGCACCCAAGCGTTCAAACTATCGCAGACAAATGTCGTTGCTCAACGAATACGGTGCGGGCAGCATTGCGTAGGTTGAAGGAACTCGATCTCATTGACGTCAAAGAACGTAAAAATGCAAACGGTCAGACATCGAATGAATATACGTTGTGGGAGCCGCCGGAATGGTTCGTTGAGACCGGCACTTCAAAAAACGATAATAGCCCCCTGCAAGATTTGAAGTAAGGTACTTCACAGTTTGAAGACGAACTAAACTCACTTAACTATACTTATTTAACTAGACTAATAATAGCGCTCAAATAAAATCTTTCGCGCAAATAAATACTTAAATGATATATCTATCGCGATAAAGTTATCTGCAAAGAGTGAGCGTAAGCGAACGAATTGCTACGATTTTAAATAATAAACGGAAAGAAGGCGGTAATATGACGTTTTATGAGTACACGCAGAATAACAGCGGAGGACATTTCGAAGTAAGCGAAAAGTTATGTCACCGATTATTTATCGAAGCGGATAGTTACTCTGAATCCGAATCTATTGCGGAGGACCTAGGCGTTTATTTTAACGGAGTAGATGACGGGTTTGACTGCGGCTGTTGTGGAGATCGTTGGTATTCCGGAGATGAAGTCGATCTATCAGAAATCAATGAGAATGGATACGAGGTTTCGGTTTACGACGGGTTAGGCGACGCGGAGAAAGTTTGGCGTGATGGCTACGGAGCTTACGAAATTCATACGGAGCCTAATTGGCAAAAAACAATCTTCCGTAAATTCAGCGGAAAGATTAAATTCCGCAATATCGAAGAATACGCACAGTTTTTGGCTGACGAATACGGATGGACAACGCCTGACGCGCGCATTTTCTATAAAGACGGAACAGTCACGGAAATCAATAAACGAAAAGGAGTCCGATAATCATGGCGATTAACATTCCGATATCACCCGATTACCGACTTACATCTGACGTCCACAACATCATCGTAAATGAACGCTATTTCACCGACCCGACCAAAGCGCCTGGCTGGGCGAAGAAACTGGCCGAGAACCCTAACGCCGACCCAACGCCCGTCGAGCGCTGGCGAGAAGTCTCGTATCACGCTACGGTTGATCGCGCCGTCTTGGACGTAATGAACCGACAGATCAAAACGTCGGATGCGGAAACACTGGCGGAGATCGCGCAAATGGTACGGGAATTTCGCAGGGAATTAGCGGCGGCACTGACGATCGAGGGCGCTAATACTACCGACAAATAAAACGGCTAGGAGGCGGTTAAAACGTGGAAAGGACGAAGATGCAAGAAAACGCAGAAATACGGAAGTTAAAAGCGTCTGTACTTCAGACAGAGGACGGCCATTCATGGAGTGCGCCAGTGACGCATGATCTTTGGAGAACTATCGTACCTATCGCGCGTGAATTCGATAAGAAGAACGTATCCATCGGATCATTTTATACGTACCTATTGGCGCACACAAACGGTCAAAAGGGAAGCGGTTGGTATATGGCGGCACCTACACCAGTCGATAAGATAGCAGCCGACTTAATGATCGGGAAGAACCGCATTAACCATCTATCGAAAGTCTTAGAGGCGGTAGGACTTCTCGAAACTGCGTACAATTACGCAGGACGGAAGAAGAGCAAGCTATATTATCCGCAATACTACAGTGCCTTAACGCCGGATGAAATGCGGGCGAATCTAGCTAAGTTATATATTAATAACTGAGAGGTGCGTAATGCCTAAAACGAAGGATCAAGAAATCGCAGAATTACGTCAGGCAATGGCGGCGCTTATTGCGGAAAATGAGCGTATGGAGCGCCTACTGAAATTAATCGAATGGAAGTCGGATGTAGTTGACGAAGACGTCGATACCTTTTCGATAATTATTCTATATGAAATTAACTTACACGCAAAGGAGGCGCTAAAATGAAGCCGGAGGAATTTGATGATCGGGATGCGACCGAACATTTACTCGCGATCAGCTCGCCTGAGCACGTTAAGGATTACGTTAAATTCATACTAGACCGAATGAAGGAGGAGTTAGAATGGGGCGTGAATTAGCTTTTATCGAACTCGTAACCGAAAATTGCGAAGTTATAAAAATAGAACGACAGCATATCGGACGATTTCGTATGGCAAACGTTTCACGATCGATTTTCAGAAGTGCTTCAAATAGTATAAGCGACCATTTAGAAGCGGAAGCGGTGTTTTTGCAGATTTCGGAGAAGGCCAACGTAATGAGTGCGTACGAGGATACGTGGGACGATCAAACAACTACCCCATTCGATCGACTTCGAGAAAATTCCGACATAGTTGCTGTAGACGTTACTTACAAAGACGGCGGATACGAATATATTCACGTGAAATGGGACGGAGACGACTGGACGAACGATATCCAAACCGTTGCGATTAATGAAAACACGGGAGATTTATTCGTTGTGATAAGCGAGGAAACTACTGCCGAAGATCATTTCGAACACGCACTAACGGAAGAGAATAAGGATACGTTTTGGAAAACACTTAATCTAATGGAGGCGTTAAAATGAAGCCTGAAATCACGAAAAAGCAGGCGGAAGCTATAACGTATTTAAGAGGACTCAGCAGGGACGACGAATATATTTTGCGTAACCATCGCGAATATATTATGAATTGCGCGGTACTAAACAAATTAAGTCTCGTATCGTTAGCGGCCGCATTAATCAACGGATATGAGATCGAAAAGTCGCCGGAGCAAAAGGTGCGGGAGTTTTACGATTATAATCACGAAAAACATGAACGATCTGAGGCGCTAAGTCCCGAGGACCATTATACGGCGGGAACCGATTGGGGAATCAGACAAACGCTTAACCATCTCGGCATCAAAATCGAAGGGGTGAATGCGTAATGTACGATACACCGTTATATATCGTAAAAGGTTCATATCGAGTAGGCGGAAACTTTTCGTACTATACGACCGAAGAGGAATATAAACGACTGAAGGCGGTAGGTACCGAACGTTTAATAAATCGCGCCTTCATAACGTTTGATACGACTTGGAACGATAATTATCGGACTTGTCACGGTGAAGTTACGATCTCAACGCGAGGCCTATGCCGATTGAAGCTCGAATATAACCCGGACGCCAAACGTAAGGAGGAACGGGAGAATGACCGAAATAAATAAACCCATCGAAAAATGGACGGCGCGCGACTTCATCGTCTATCTGCACGATCGCCATCTCGAAGTCTACGGCATTAAGTACGTCGCCAATAATCGCGGCATGGAAGCACGGAACCTAAAGACGATGATCGACGAACATGGGGCGGGTATTGTACGGGACTTCATCGACGCCTGCTTTGCGTATAAGAAGCCGACGGCTCAATGGCCCGGTTGCAACTTCGGCTTTATGTTTTCGTATATGCGAGACCGTCACCTGCCGCCGTTACTCTTAAAGCAAAAGACGGTTAAGCAGTCGGAAGAAGACGATCAAAGGGCGGCTGCACAGTCGCAAATAAACTACGGGGAGTTGTTTTAGTATGACGCAATATAAGACGGAAATTCGAAACGCCAAAGTCGGAGAGCGGATCTTGATTACACGTGCTGAATACGCATGGTCATCGTATGAAAACGGTGATGTATTTACCGTAAATAGCGTCGGTATTAGTGGGGTAATGGTAGGTACAGAGCCGATAATTTGGCACCACGAATACGAAGTCATCATCGGAGAACAATCGCCAGCACCGAACCTAGACGAATTGAGCTATGACGAATTAGTTTCGCTAAGCGAAGCCGTAATGAAGACGATAAGAACACGCTCATATAAGAACGGCTACGATCAAGGACGTTTTGATGCGGAAATTGAGGCGGTGCACGGTACGTATGAGAAGTCCAATCAGCATAAACGGGATGAGGTCGTAAAGCAGGCGAAAGAGGACGTAGAATATGTGGTCAGACGATGCTCCACAGCTAGAACCGAATTTATCGTAAATGCTGAAAAAAGAACCGTCGTATCATTGCGTAAGATGCTTAGGGACGGTCGCGTAATCTCTAAAGGAATCGCCAAATGCGACCCTGACGACTGCTTCAACGCACACATCGGTAAGGCTATTGCGCTAAGACGTGCGTTAGGTCTCGAAGTGCCATCGGAGTACTTAAACGTGCCGCAGCCGACAGATGTTCGTGTGGGTGACGTTGTTAATTATCGTAATGCCTACGTTCTTGAAGTCGTTGATGACAGTCATATACCGGGCGCAAAACCAGTATCAACTATAAGAATTAGCGCACTACAAGGCTCCGGTGGTGGCTACGTAATCATTGACGATTCGAGAGCGGGTGAGGGCGAATGATTTTCGACCATAAAACCATCGAACCGTATTTAGATTATACGGAAGGGACGTTACGGGTAGTCGAAGGTACTAATTGTGTCGTTTATATTTTCGTTGAGAAAATTAACGGAAAGGCTCACGTTCTCAACATCGTAGAAAACTAAACCGAAAGGAGGCGACTATGAATGACGAATGAATCACGATGCCTACTCGCAAGCAAATGCGCCCAAGCTGGCGGTGTTAATTGTACGAAACACTGCGAACTGTACCTCGGCTTGCACGGCTTAGATGGCGGCGGCGGACGGTCGGGGGCGGCTGGCTTGGCGGAAGATTATCGTCTAGTGACGCTTCAAAACTCGCCGGCACGCGCAGATCAATACGAAGTTTACCGAGCTGCCGATTCTTATGCGCAGACATTCGAACGCCAATTCGACGCAGAAGCTGATCGCATTAAATCGTTGTATCTCTACAGTAATTCGCCAGGGACCGGCAAAACTACGACGACGGCGGCTCTTCTAAACGAATATTTAACGGTCCATTACATCGGCTCACTAAAGCGCGGCATACAACCCGACCAGCGTCCGGCTTATTTTCTCGATGTTAATGCGTGGCAAAACGAATACAACGAGTTTAATAGACCGCGAGTTCCGGACGCAATCGCAGAGCCGGCAGCCAAACGATATTATGCCGCGCTAGAAGCAGCCAAACGGGCGCCGTTCGCTGTCCTGGATGATATAGGCGTACGAGACGCAACGGACGGATTCCGCGGCGATTTACACACGATAATCAACTACCGCGTGACGAACCGTATGCCGACCGTTTATACGTCGAACATAAAAATGGCGGATCTACCGGAAGTATTCGGAGAAGGGCGACTGGCGGACCGTATCGCCGACCAGTGCAAAGAAATCGTCTTCGCAGGCGGATCAAAAAGGAGGCGGTTGTAAATGAGCGGATTATCATTGACGGAAATTCAATACTTACGTGACCTACTCGTTGCGGATTCGTTGGCTAACGGAGAGGGCACCGCCAAGCTCGCCATTTTCGATAAACTAGATGCGCTTGAATTTGCGGATCATACGCCAGTCTATAAAACTGGCGACCTAGTTTCCGTCGAAGGCTATAAAGGACGCGTCTTCTACATTGACTGCGCTAGGTACATCGAGGAAACGTCGAAAGAGGCCGTCTTTAATTTTATTGAATATGACCTGTACGACGCAATCAACGGCGAATGGCTCGAAGCGTTCGAGGCGGATATGGCGCTCATTGCAGATGCGCTTGTTGCGGAGGATTTCTTGGCGGACTTCAACCTCGAAGACTATCCGCCAGCAAGAAGTACCGTTTATCTAATAAACTACGAAAAGGAGGCGGCTACTATGGCGGCAAAAGAACAGCCGAAAACACCGAGACAGTTAAGCGCGATTGAAGCGGAAAAGCGTAAGCAGGAACGTAAAGAGGCGGCGGCCCAAACCGATAACCTACTCGACATTTACAACTGGAACGAGGCACAGTATGTCAAGACGGGTGACTTAGCGTTTAAGGCGAAGATGGGCGAAGTAATGGCGAAATTGAACGGCGAGGGAGCTGAACGCCGATGAGTTTCGGGACCAGTTTATTATCGAAAGTAATCGAAGCAAACGACCCGTCGGCTTTATTGCGGTATGGCCTAACACGCAAGGATTTCCAAACGGACGGCGAACGGGCAGCCTTCGAGTACATCAGCGCCTACGCGGAAAAGAACGGAAACCAAGCGCCAACCGCCGAGATGGTAGCGACTGAAGTTCCGACCTTCCAGCCGGAGTTCAGTATCGACGCAACGTTCGAGTACTTAGCTAAGAAGGCGAAGGAAACGGCTGCTATGAATGACTTTGCTAATACGGCAGATTCCGAGCTGGCAAAACGGTTCAATCAAGCGCAGGAAAACGGAAATCCGCAGGAATTTTTTGATTGGTTGAAAATCATCGCAGAACAGAATATAATGAGAACAAGAGTTCGTAAAACGGTAGGAACAAACGTCGTGACAGACGTCGATAAGTTCCGTGCCGAATACGAAAAACGCAAGGCTGGCGAGTCTTTCCGCATATGGAATAGCAAGTTTCCGGCGCTTAACAAAGCGATCGGCGGCTACGTCAGCTCGAACATGTACGTTGTGTACGGAAAGTCAGGACGCGGCAAGTCGGCCATTACGCTCGAAGAAGTTATTAATTGCGCAATCCAAGGCGCTAACGTTCTTATTTGGTCGATGGAGATGGGATGGTTTGAGGTCCTCGTACGAATCTACGTATCACTTTCGGGTGATCAAGGCGTTGCTTTAACCGAAATCGACGGTCAACAAATGGAAGCCGGATTTGATTCGAGGGACGTCCGCCAAGGCAAGTTACCGGAAGAGTTCGAGGCGGGCTTTATGGAATTTATCGCGACGCTGAATACGCTAATAGCCGGTTCTATTACGGTTCGTGCTGTGGACGACAAAGACTTCGATTCTCGTTCGTTAAAAGACATTAAAGCGGACATTGAACAAACGAAAGCAGACGTTGTTATGATCGATCCGTTCTACTATCTCGACTACGAATCAAACTCGAATAAAACGACGGGCGGTGCGGCTGCCGATACGTCTAAAAAGATGCGCCGTTTAGCCGGAACGATGGACGTTGTCATTTTCGCAATTACGCAAGCGGGAGAAGATGACGCGACTGAGGACGAGGGCGGAAATCGTGAAATTAAGCTGCCGAAACGAAAAGACGTAAAGAAAACGTCCGCGTTGCTGGAAGATGCGGCGGTATTAATTCCGGTTGATACGAATGCAAGAGAAGGACGCGGCTTGATTGGTGTAAATAAGGGACGCGATGGCGGCGAGGATGAAGTCGTAGAGATCGTTTATCTGCCGCAAGTCGGACTAATCAAGCAAGTGGCGGCCGGAGAGACTGCACTAGATGCTTTTGGATTCTAGATAAATGGTTTTAAATGGAACCAATACCATGAATTACACCATAAATATCTGAATATTTTCGACAAATTACGACGGAAAAACACATAAGAATAGTGTAATATAACGAAAGGAGCCGTATATACATGTCGATTCTTACGATCAATGGCGTCCCTACGGACGTAGATATTCGAGAAGAATTAGAACAATACGAATGGGATCGTCCAACGTGGCACGCTGACCGTTTAACGGCGGCAAGCCCTTTTCGCGACGATCGGACTCCTAGTTTTTACGTTTACTACGAAGACACTCCGACCGCAAAAGCCGGCTATTTCGGAGATAGCGGCACGGGAGAACGCGGCGGATTTATTAAACTGCTTGCGTTTCTGCGCGAAGAAACCGAAGAAGAAACGGTTTTGTACCTCGCCGAGACTTATGGTACCCGCGAAGGCGAAGAACGCCTAAAACTCCGTGTTCCTCGTTTAAAAATCGTTGAGCCTAGACGGCCATTAGCCGAGGATTTATTGGACGACGTTAAAATTGGGCCAAATGAGTATCTGTCTAATCGCGGAATAAGCGAAGAAGTCCAGCGCAAATCAGGCGTAGGTCTAATCGGACAAACGGTAGTGATACCGTGGCGGCTGCCTAATAAGCGCCTGGCAAACGTAAAATACCGATCGACTCGCAATAAAGCGTTTTGGTACGCCAAAGACGGTTTGCCGATTCGCGAATTAATATACGGCATAGACACCGTTTATACTGATCACGCTAAAGCAGCAGTACTAGCCGAGGCCGAAATCGATGCGCATTCGTGGCGAACGGCGGGCTTTTGCGGCATTGCGACAGGCGGAAGTAAATTTTCCGACCGAAAGGCGGACATAATTGCGCAGTCACCGATCGAATATTTAATAGTAGTATCTGACAACGACGAAGCCGGTGAGAAATTGCGGAAGGAGGTCGAGCTAAAGATGCGCGGCAAAGTCAGGCTTGCGCACGGTTATATAACGAAGTACAAAGACGCAAATGAATTATTAATAGCGGAAGGTGAGGACGCTCTTAAGCGAGTTGTTGATCGTGCGGAGGCGGTAAGTATTAACGTGAGGTTCGGGAATATCCGAACTTTCGGTCGGCGGAGGTTGTCTTAACCCTCCGTGTTGCTACCGGATAAAGGACGCCAATTATATAAGGCTTCGACCGGGCAGTCGAGGCAGCGCGCAATAGAATACGCCATTTCAACGTTAGGGACGTTTCTAAGCGCTATGTAATCGGAAAGCTGCGTTTTTGAGATACCGACCATTTCTGCGAGTTGGATAAGCGTATAACCACGTCTATAACACAGTTCCTTTATCCGGCAATTGACGACCGAATACTGCGAGATAAACACCTCCGCAAAGCAAAATGACGCGTGCTTTACGAAGGAAATTATACCACATAACCGCGCCGATTAAATGGTCATTCGGGCGGATTTGGAAGAATACGGACAACCTTTTCGATAGGCACGTCCAATTCGAGGCAAATACGTTCCAGTACTCGAAACTCTAAGTTAGCGCCATTCATCGCAGGTTCCTTTGTAATCTTAGCCTGAGTAGACGACGACATAAAATTGCGCAAATAACTTTTTGATTTGCCTTGTTCTTTTAAAGTGTCAAAAAGCGGCGAGAAATCAACCAATTCAACCACCTCCGTATTTTATTGGAAAAATATTTAAAATAAATGTTTACGTACGCGAACATTTATTGTATACTTCAATTATACTCAACCTATATAAAAAGACAAGAACAAACGAAGGGGGTCAGAGCTTTTGGAATCGATCAGAAGAGAATTATGTAGTTTGATTGAAGACAATGATTTGAAGTATAACGAAATCGCAAAAATCATTCGAGCAGATAAATCAACCATGACGCACTTCCGGAATAATGGAACTATTAGCTTTAGAGCACTTGTAATCCTCGCACACTTCCTTTTTCCGAACAACTCAAATAAAAAAATTTCCGAATGGTGTTTGTCGATTCAAAAGACTGATAACAATGATTACTTAAAACAAATGATGGAGTACGCAGCAGTTACGAGAAACACAAATTTATTAAACTCGTTAATCAATGTTCACAAAAAGACATTCGGTTTAGAAGACCATGTTCAAATTTACAAAACTATCTTGAATTACATTAATGCGGAAATTAGTATTGATGATATGATCGAAACAATGAGCCTTTTTTCAAAGAGTAAGCACAAAGAATTACGAATATTATCTTCGATCTATATGTGTTATGGTTATTATGGAAAGGGTCAGATTCACTCGATCCTAGAGCTGGCGCCTTCAATCGGAGACAGCATCAAGTCATTAGGCGATAAGAAGAAGCTATTCATAAAAGAGTGCTACGTGCATCGATTCGCTGAGTTGATGTCGCCTGTGTACTTACGTTTAAATAATCTCGGCGCAGCCAAACACTACGCAACCATAATTAAGAACGGAAACATCTCGAATAAATCCGTTTCTGACGCGAACTATATTTTAGGCATGATTGCGATGTCAAAAGGTAAAAGAGATGCGATGGCCATATTTGAAGAGAGTTATAAATACGCTTATAAAACAGGTGTTGATTTCGTTATTACAAACGCAAAAAACAACTTCCTACTTGCAGAAGCGTATGTTAATAGAAAAGACCCCGATAAACTGTCAGCATTACTAGATCAATTAAAGGAGGTGATATACGAAGAGAGAACGGACGACTTTTACATATACCTCGAAAAATATAAAAAAGGTAGTGTCGAAGGGCTATTCGAATGCCATCGTCAATTTCTATTCAATTCAGACTTTTTCTTTTCAGCGTTGGTAATGAGAGATTTTAAAGACGCTGGGGTGCCTAAGTACCTAATTGATACATTTTCAAACTACAACTACACGAAAAAGGGGATGCTTTATTTTGAAGAAGATTTTATTGAGTGTTTTATTGATTTCAGCAATCGCGGTATCAACTGTACAGCTTAACAAAGGAACGGACGGGGCGCTAGAAGCAGAGCAACCATACAAAACAGCAGACATTCGTCCAGGAGGATAACGAGGCCATTAGGCTTCTTTTTTTTTGTCTAAAAATAGAATCTAGTTTAAAATCAAAATCTTTTTTTAGTTTTTCAACTTTCAAATATTACATAGTTGCTTTTGGTACTATATGGACATGGAAGAAAAATTATAAAAAACTTTAAATCAAATGTCCCGATTCTAACAGACCATATGCGACTGTATAAGTGTAAGGGACGGGAGGAGAAAAACACTTGAATAAACAAAAATTTAATAGACTTCAATTAGCCGCAGATTACGGAGCGATTCCGTATGTACAAAGAGAATCGCAACGAATCGCACACTTAGTTCCCGACCAAACATCGTTCGAGCAGCGTTGCTTAAACTCAATAGGCTACTGGCTGGAACGGTACGAAGGAAATGGCCGCGATAAAAAAGCGCTAATTCAGCGCATTATCGTAAGGGAACGAAATAAGTACCTGAAGGCATCACGAAAAGAAGTGGCACTATCAATAGAAGGAATGCGAGATGACGGTAATGTCTCGTGGGAGCCTCAAGACGTTTTGACGGACGTCGAAGGCGAAGTTTTGTTAAAAGAAAAGACCGCCCTGTTGACGCAAGGCGATCTCCGCAAAGAATTAATACTCAAGTGTTGGAGCGAAGGATGTACGAATATGGCCGAAATCTCCACGTTGTTGACGCAACGTATTGGAGGAAATTTCGAAGCACATCGCAAGTTCATCCGTCGTTTCCGTTTACACTGCCAGCGCGAACTAACAGCATAACCACGTATCTAGGCACGAGGGCTTCGCTACGTATTTTAATGATAATCGATTGAGAATCGAATTTCAAGCGAACACCATGCGAACAACCCTTCGTCTAGTACGTTTAACCTAATCAAAAAGGAGACTAACGTACTATGAAACAACCTACAAACGATTTCCCACCCGCAATCAATATCCAAAAATTAACGGAATTACAATACGAAGGTTCATTGAACCGCGAAGATGATCCGGCTGACTTTTATCGTCCTGCGACCATTAAGGCGGTGCGCGTCGGATGAAACCTTCCGAAATAACCATAACCCACCACGCAAAGAAGCGATTTAGAGAACGGTTTGGCATCGATAACCAACACGTCGCATGCAATTGGATCGCGCAGAAGATGGAACACGCTCGGTATCTTGGAATTACCGTAGATGAATCCGGAAAAGAGGCTCGTATGTACGCGAGTAAAGGCGTAGTTTTTCATTTTGCGGTAGATTCAAACGTCGTTATTACCGTTTATAAGGAAAAAGATAATGCCGGATCAAAAGCCAAGCATTTACTTATTGACGCCTATAATATCGTACAAAAGAACGCAACTGAAACGATTAGTCAATACGAATCATTTTCGGCTGAATTAGACGAAGAAATACGCTGGCTAGACGAAGAACTCAAACGTACGCGATCGAAAGCCAAAAGAATGGCGCTACAAGCTCGAATTAACGCCGTTCAGATGCGCTTCAACGAACTGCCTACCGAATCGCTCGAAATCAAGCGCAAGGTAACACGCTATGCGAGAGGAGTTGCCGCGTATGTTTGACGACTTCCTAATGTACTTCGCATTCGTCGGTAGCATCTCGGCCTTTATTATCGGCGGCATGTATTGGTCGATTGTGCGCGAAGAAAGACGGCATAAAGGCGGCAAGTGACCGCCGACGCTCGGAGAATACCGGGGCGTTCGTTAAGTAAAACTGTCGCGTCGCTATGCCGTGCGCTGGCGGCGTCTCGGGCGCAGATACCGGTGTTTTGCGAGGGTCAAACCCTAAAACAAATTAACGGAGGTAATCGGATGACAAAGTACACTAGCGGAGCTGACGCTCTAAACGCATTGAACGCAACAAATGAAGGAGGCGGCGGAGGTAATAGCGCCGAGTTTGCGAGCTTCAAGACGGGCACGGTTTATAAGGTACGCGTTATGAGTGCTTTCGATCTAATTCGCTTCTTTTCATACGGAATCTATAAGAAAGTAAATTCGTTCTCAGCGGCTAATCCAAGTACGCTAAACAAAAACGGCTTTCCTGAGTCGAATCTAACGTCATGGGATCGCGCGTGGAAGTATTACCAAGACCAAAAGAAAGCGGCGGCTGATCGAGGCGACGCCAAAGCGGAAGAGGCAGCTAAGCAAGAGGCGGCCAAGTATCGCGTCAAAGAACGATATGCGCTCGGTTTTATTAACCTTGAAACAGGCCAACCGATCATCGTCGACCTTTCTAAAACGCAGGCTACGACGGTTCATGCGGTTATTAAAAAGCAGGAAAAGAAACTCGGTCGCATCGCGTTTGAATTGGAGAAGTCCGGTTCAGGCACGAACACAGTCGTTTCATTAACGCCTCTTATCGATATGGAAGAAGACTTGACGGAAGCTGAACGCAAGCATTTTGCGAACCAAGACGGTAAAGAATTCGATATGGCTTTATTTGACGGCTTAATTTACGAAGCTGACGAAAAGGAAATGCTCGAAAACCTTGTCGCGGCCGGCTTTAACTTGGCGTTGATCGGCGAATCGCTTGATGGCAGCGCAGTAGACGAAGAACTACCAGCCGAAGAAAAATTCGAATTTTAAGGAGGACGCATAGATGCGAGAAATTAAAACGGAAGCGCAGACGTTAGATTTATCGAAAAAGGTCACCGTAGAAGTTTCGTTGGCGGAGTTGATCGTAATTTCCGCTTCACTATATGAATGCGCACAAGACGATGTGGAGGAGGCTATCGCAACGTGCGGCCCTTATAACCGCGTAGCCGACCTAATTGCGGGGAATATTCCGAAAACGCATGAATTAATGGATAATGCAGACGGTATTTTACGTAATTATCTGCCTCTGAAGGAGGACGAATAGATGGCGCACAAAGAAGAAACGATCGGCAAATTCGCCGAACTGATCGCACGCGCTGCCTTAATGGCGGCCGGCTGGTCAGGCGTTAGTAAGCCGGAAACCGAAGAGCCGTATGATATTCTCGCAGCCGAGCCGATCACGGGCGCAATCAAACGTATCCAGGTAAAGACGATTCGTGACCGTCGGGACAGCCGCGGGTGCTTAACGGTCAGCGGACGGAAGAACACCGGTCAGGCTTATACGAAATCTGATACGGATTATTTTATCGGCGTGCTGATCGAAGACAACGAGACTAAAGCGTATATGTTTGAATGTCGAAATATTACGGACTATTGGATGCCGCGTAAGAACGAAGGCGTCCGGGCATGGCACGAACTTAAACTTAACTTAGACCGCGCATACCTGGCGGCATTAGAAAACGAAGCGGAGGCGGTTTGACCTAAACGGGTCGGACGGTCAATAAAAGGAGGACGAAACGATGGCGGCATTAAAAGGCGTAAAGACGCTCGATATGGTGGACGGTGAAATTACGAAAGTTGCGTATGAAGGTGCGGAGTATGAGCGCGTTGAGGGGGAGGCGGAGGTTGGCGATATTATTCGTCTACCAGGTAATTCGTATAAACATGCAATTCCCGGCGGATTCTACGCCGTAATCTCGGTTATTGATAGAGATGTAATTGTTATGGAGAACTGCGGTAATCATCATCGTTGGACGGCCGGGTTGTATGAGCTATTCCGTAAGAAGCACGTACGGCTAAAAGTCGGTGATTATGCGAAGGTAGTTGACGGATGTATTATCGGTGATGCGGGAAATATCGTTAAGATTTCGGCTGATGATCACGGTAATATTCCTTATAGATGTGACGTTATTACAGGCCGTAGAACCGGAGACTGGTTCTGGGCATGTGAATCCGAGCTAGTCCTCGCAACCGAAGACGAAGTCGCAGCCGCCAAAGAAGCGGAAGCAAAACGATCTATCGAAGCGAAATGGGCGAAGATCGGACGTAAAGTTGACGAGTATAAAGTCGGCGATATTGTTGCGTATGATGACCAGGCTTGGTTCGGTAATTCAGGCATCGGAGAAGTAACCGAGGCTACTAACGAAAATAACTACACCCGCGTAGATGCGACAAATAGCAGAGGAACACGCCTTAATTACTGCTTAGATCCGGAAAAACTAACGCTAATCACTCCGGTCGAGGCACGTTTTGATCGCAGCTAAATGCGCCGACTGCCAAGCGCCCATTAACGAAGGCCAGTCCGCCGTTTACGACTCACTTTACGATGTATATTGTTGCGACGGCGATTGCTGGTCGGAGTTTTATGCGGAAAATGAAACGGATCATAGACGGAAGTGGACGGAAACTATCGACTTTTAACGAAGAAGGGAGGACGCGACGTGGAAATCAAGCCGTTAAAACTAAACGTAAATGCGGGCAAAGCGGCGCCGGCGACCGAAGTTGCTAAACGTAAGCAAGCGGCCAACGCCGTCGAGCCAATCGAGGATGCATGGCGTCGCATCTACGCAAGCAAACTTAGCGATTCGGACCGGCAGAAATTAGACGAAGTCAAGGCGGCTATGGAGGACGGACGCTTGGCGCGCGATCCTTCTGACTGCGTTAATAAGGCGGGCAAGCCGAAGAAATTCAGCAAGGCGGAAGCGCTGCGTCTTTGGAAAACGGTGCAAGCGCAGGCCCGCGAGGAAAAACTGCGCAAGATGGTCGAAGAGACGCCAGATAATTACTGGTTAATAACGGATGAAAAGCGGCTCGCAGAATTTGTCGCGCTGCTCAAAAACGAAGAAGAAATCGTATTTGACGTAGAAACGACCGGCGTAGACGTGTGGAACGATTATATTGTCGGCCATGTGATCACGGCGATCAAAGCGGACGTACACGCTTATATTCCAACGCGACATAAAACGGATCGACCGCAATTGAGCCGAGACCTAGTAAACGAAGCGCTACGACCTTACTACGAAGATCCGACCGTCGGCAAACTCGCCCACAACGCTAAGTTCGATATTCATATGCTTGATCGCGAAGGCATTAATCTGCGCGGACTTACGTGGGATACGCAGGAAGCTATGCGACTTCTAAACGAAAACGAACCGTCATTTGCGCTAAAGAATCTCGTTACAAAGTACCTACGCATCGAGTCGAGCACTTACGGGGATTTATTCGGAAAGATTGGCTTTGACGAAGTAGACGACTTAGATATTGCGCTTTCCTATGCGGCTAAAGACGGTGACGTGACGCTTAAACTGCGGGATTTCCAACGAGCATACCTCGCAAAGATGCCGGAAGTGCTGTGTTATTACAAAACAGTAGAAGTTCCGTTGATTGGCGTAGTTCAGCAGATGGAGACGACCGGCTTCGATATTGATTTAGAATACGCCGAGGAATATGGGCGCGAATTAAAGGACGGCTTAGACCGTTTATACGATGAATTAATCGCAGCTTTAGGCGACGTCAACATAAATTCTCCGGCGCAGTTAAAGCCGGCACTTGAACGGGTGACTGGTGAATCACTAGCGTCAACCGATGCGAAAAAGGTACTTAAACCACTCGCGAAAAAGTATCCGGTAGTTAAGAAGCTACTCGAATATAAAGACAGCTTTAAGTTGTATTCAACGTATATCAACGCATTGCCGGAGCTAATCGATCAAAAGACCGGCAAGCTGTACACGAACTTCAATCCGAATGGAGCGAAGACGGGTCGGTTCAGTTCCGGCGGCACAGGCGTTAACCTTCAGAATCAGCCGAAAAAAGCTCGTAAGTTATTCGTGGCACCTAAAGGCTACGCAATACTAGGCGGTGACTGGAGCCAACAAGAATACCGATGCCTAGCGTACTTTACGCAAGATCCGAAGTTGGTCGATAACTATTTCCGCGGTGACGATTTATACGCATCTATCGCGGCAGAAGTATTCGGCAAGCCAATCGAAGAATGCGGAGATGGTTCAGTCTATCGTAAACAGGCGAAGGTAATTATGCTTGCGGTTGCTTACGGAGGCGGTGCGAACATGTTAAAAGACGCGATCGGCGTAGAAAAGCATGAGGCGCAAAAGTTCCTCGACAGCTTCTTCGAGAGATTTCCGGTCGTAAAGGAATGGGTCGAATCGAACCAGGCGTTCGTGAAAAAACACGGCTTCGTTTGGATGGATCATTTACAGCGGAAGCGACGCCTGCCTGACGCAAAAGATCGAGGTGCAAAAGGGCACTACTCGGCGGTATTTACGCAGTCAACGAATGCACGTGTTCAAGGATCGGCCGCGATTCAAACAAAGGCGACCATGATTGCGCTTCAGGAGCTATGCGATAGAAAGACGGCTGAAGGACGGGGAGAATGGCGCTTATGGTGCGTTGTTCATGACGAGGCGCTTTTATTAGTGCCGGATACACTTACGCAGCAAGACGTAAAAGACTTCGAGGATGTAATGGTCAATACGTATGTTTTCGGAAACATACCGAATAAGACGGACATCGAGATAAGCCGTAGATGGGGCGAGGGTTTGAAGATCGACGAGTTTTTCAGCGGTGAGGTAAGTCGCGGAGATTATCCGAACGTGGAAGATTACGAAAAACAAAAACGGATTGTCGGCGAAGGCTGGCAAGGAAAAGGGGCGGTTTAATGATTCCACAAACATACGTAGTGCTCGATTTAGAAACGACAGGACTCGATCATAAAAAGGATCAGATTATCGAGATCGGAGCAATTAAAATTCGACTTGGCGGGCGACTATGTGCATTCGAAGAAGTAAGCCGTTTTCATACGATGGTCGCATTAGAAGAAGGTCGCGATCTACCCGAATTCATTACGAATTTAACTGGGATCACCGAGACCGACCTCGAAGACTCCCCGGAAGAGTGGGACGCGCTGGACGAATTACAAAACTTCATCGGAGACGCTATCGTTGTTGCGCAGAACGCACCGTTTGATCTTTCGTTCATTAGTCGCGGCGGCATCGAGCCGGAACGCTTCTATTGTACGAGAGCTATGGCGCGCTTTGTAGAACCGGAATTATCGGCGTCTTTAAAAGACGTTACTAAACGAAACGGCATTTCACTAGCCGGACATCATCGTGCGCTAAATGACGTAGAAGCAACGATCGAAGTTTTCCGTAGGTATTTGCCGCGAGTAGCCGAGGAATATAACGAATTTGCGAACGTAGTTATGGAGGCGCCGGACCGACCGTTGAAATTCGTTCCCAAGCACGCCATCGTTTGGGAGGTTCAGATGGTTGCGCTAGCTAAAGCGGATCTGTTGCGTATTTACCAGGCGCTAAGAGATAACGAAGCGATGTCGTTAAAGATCGGTTCTATCATCGAGCGCAATATGAAGGGACGTGATTAATTGACGGCAGACAAACGAAAATTAGCGGCTCAATTACTTAGTAACGACGGTTCTTCCGAGCCATCATTTGCGCAATCAATCGCGGATGAACTTGTATCGTATCTTAACGAATGGCACTCGCTGCCTGAGACGTGGGATAACCAACTAGACGCAGATATTCACCGATGGTATTCGGAAGCACCAAACGTATTTCCGAAGCGCCCGTATTTCTCACCGTCGGCAGCAAACGCATGTCCGCGCGAACTATATCACAAGGCATTGAACGCGAAGAAGGACGTCGAAGCCAAGCCGCCATATCAAGGACGATGGACGCGTCTAGGGACGGCGATAGGCGATATGATCCAGCGAGATATCTTATTTATGGCGAAGCACTTCGGTAAAAAGACCGGTCGCGTGTGTCCGTTTGACTTCGAACGCAACGAAGACGGAACGCCGGTATTTGAGGACTTCGCCAAACGGAATCATAAGATCGAGCGCGGCGGGCAGACGTTTTATCTATACGGGACCTGCGACGGTATTCTGCGGTACGTGACGGTAGACGGCGAAATCTTACGGGTTGGCCTCGAAATCAAGTCGAAGCAAACGACCGCAGCCAAGACATCGCTACACTCGATGCGTGAACCGGAAGCAAAACACGTAGCACAATGCGTGACTTACGGACCGATGTATGGCGTCGATTACTACGTTATTTTGTACGTCAATGCGTCCAAGAAATCGTGGGTGTATCCGGAAGGCGAGTTCGAGAAGTCGCCGGACATCCGAGCATTCGGCATCGAAATCAAACCGCACGACATCGACGCGATTCTTGATAGATTCGTAGATATCCGAAACGCGGTCGATGCGGGTACGCCGCCAGCGCTTGATCTAGGAGCATGGACGTTCAACAACTATAAGACGACGATTGCTAAGTCGCTGAAGGACGAGGAACTACAGACCATCCGCGAAAAAGTAGCGCAAGTACGTAGGTCGGGCATGTACGCGAGCACGAAGCAACAGTACGCGGAAGCACTTGCGTTTATCGAAAGAGTACGAGAAGGAGAATCCGCATGACCGCCTCCAAGCCTATCCGGTGCCTTGCGTTCGACACATCGATGACCTGTCCGGGCGTCGCGATCATAGAAGTCCGCAAAGGTAAGCCGACAATCAAGGCGCTAGGCCACGTCAAGCCGAATACGAGTCGGTCACATGCGCACAGGGCCGAGGTCATCGAAGGATGGGCGATGATGTTTCTCGACAAACACGTAAGCGCGTCCGGCTTTGATTACGTGGTGCGCGAAGACTTTGCCGGCAAGACATCGCGGTCGAATTATCCGGTACTCAGCGCATGGAACGCGTGTGAACGAGCGACGTCGCGCTTCGGGCTGACCTTCGATAAATATAAGAAGCCGGGCAAGAAGACGGAAGACCTCGGCATATCTGCGACGCGGGTCAAGTCGTTAGTCGCCGGATCGGGCAACGCAGAAAAAGACGAAGTAGAGGCGGGCGTAAGACGGCTAACAGGCTACGAGGGCGCCTTCGCAAACTTCGATGAATCGGATGCGGCTGCGATTGGGCTGGCGTGGCTGATCGATGCGGGTGTAATTGAGAAACCGAAAGGGGCGAAATAGATGGACCGTTTGCTAAATATCGGGGTCGTTGTGTGGATTGCGCTAGTTCTGTTTTTTGTCGTAATTGTAGCGCCAGTATATACGATTGCTTCCTACGCCAATAAGAACTCGTACGAAATTAAGGTGACGGAAAAAGAAACGAAGAATTCCAAAGAGTCCTCTAAGTATCTGATTTTCGGCATTGACGACGAAGGGAACGAAAAAGTTTTCGAAAATACCGACGCTCTGTTTGCTCGTAAGTTTAATTCTAGTGATCTCTACGCGAAGATTGAAGTCGGCAAGACTTACGAGTTTAAGACGATAGGTTTCCGTATTCCGTTTTTATCTAAATACGAAAACATAATGACGGTAAAGGAGGCGGGCGCAAATGGATAAAGCGATGGCTTACATCGACAAATTAGCCGCAAAGCTCGGAGTGGCGGCGGAACATGTTTACGGGGTGCTCGTTAAGCAGCAACACGTCTTCGGAATCGTCAACGTGGCCGTAGGCGTTGCCTCGTTCGTGATATTTGCGGCTTTAGTTCGCCTGACATATTTAATCATCGCAAATGGAGAACGGCCTGCGTGGGGTGAAGATGAGTCGTTTTACTATAAGCTGCGGAATGTGGGTGACGGAGGTTTGTTTATCGTAATCATCGTCGTCACCGTCGCGACTTTAATTACCGGAATGGTGACGATACCTATCGGTGTCATGAAAATGCTGAGTCCGGAATACTACGCAATCAAAGAAATCCTCGACACGATCGGAGGTAAATAACGATGGAAGATACGCCTAACGTTACTATATCGCAGGAGTCATACGATAATCTGATAAACGCTTCGGTTGCGCTGGTCAATCAGTTGCGGCAAAAAGAAGCGGATAAAACGGCGGTCATTACGCCTGAAGAAGCCGAGTTTGCTAACGCGTTCTTCTCGTATTCAAAAGAGACGTTAAAGGTCGTTAATGAACGATATGGAGACGTGATTGAAGCGGCGGATAAACACAAAGTTAGCGCGGCTGAGTATGCGGAAATGTACAAAGTGCCTATCGCAAATTTAACCGATATGAAGCGTCGCTTAGAAGTCGATTTGATCGATCATGAGTACCGCCTAAGTCGACTCGAATCTAAACGGATTGAGACGGAAATCGAACGTGACCGGACGGCTGCTAGGATTGCGGAATTAGAAGCGGAAATTGAACGGAGAGGTGGACGCAGATGAGGACGAGAGAAGAAATAGAGACGGAACTTTTCGAAATTTACGACGGAGTTGAAACGGTTAAAAACGAACTAGATGATTCAGAACGTGAATTAAGTCGCTTACTTGATGTATTAATCGAACTCGAAGCCGAACTTTCCGCGCTAGATGAATCGGAAGGTGAGGACGAATGATTACGTACATTGCGCTATTCTGCCTCGCGATTCTTGCTTTAGCGAAAAAACCACCGATGACTTACGATGAAATTTTGGGATGCTTACTCTATTACGTACTCCTTTTTATCCCGATTGCGGTATTACTAGCGCACGTAGCCGGAGCTAATATATGATCGTATATTTCTACTCGCTGACGGGAAACGTGCGACGATTCATCGCGAAGACCGGACTAGGCGGCCAGGCACGTGAACTAAAGACGGGCGAGGTCGTTGAGGAACCGTTCGTACTCGTAACGCCAACTTACGACTTCGGTCAACCGCCCGCAACGGTCAGCGAATGGCTTAAGGATAACGGCGACTTGATGGTCGGGGTAATGGCGTCGGGAAATCGCAATTGGGGCGACGGCTTTGGCGCGGCTGCCGACGTTATTGCGACGCTTTATAACGTGCCGGTGATCGGAAAATTCGAATTAGCAGGGACGGAAGAGGACGTTAGATTATTCACGGAAAGGGTGAAGGCGCTTTGAAGCGACACATCGAGTTAAATAACGAAATTATGATTCAAAAAGACGGGCGGTTTCAATTCGAAAAAGACGAAGAGGCCGTCCGTGCTTATTTTATAGACTACGTAAATCAAAACACCGTATTTTTCCACGACTTACGCGAGAAGCTCGACTATCTACGCGATAACGATTACTACGAGACGGAATTCCTAGACGCCTATACATTTGAGGAAATCAAAACGGTCTATAAAACGGCCTATGCCGCAAAGTTCCGATTCCCTTCGTTCATGAGCGCATTCAAATTCTATAACGACTACGCGCTGAAGACGAACGATCGCAAAAAGATCCTCGAACGCTACGAAGACCGCATCGCTTGCTGTGCGCTGTATTTCGGAAAAGGAGACGGCGCCAAAGCGATCGAATTCGCAAAACTAATGATTCGCCAGGAATATCAGCCGGCGACGCCTACGTTCTTGAATGCCGGACGCAAACGCAGAGGCGAGATGGTGTCGTGTTTTCTGCTTGAGGTGGGTGATTCGCTGAACGATATTTCACGCGCAATCGACATTTCGATGCAGCTATCGAAGTCAGGCGGAGGCGTATCGCTTAATCTTTCAAAAATCCGCGCAAAAGGCGAGGCGATTAAGGACGTTGCCGGAGCGACAAAAGGCGTAGTCGGCGTAATGAAGCTGCTCGATAATGCGTTCCGATATGCGGATCAGATGGGCCAGCGGCAAGGTGCGGGCGCAGCGTATCTAAACGTATTCCACGCGGATATAAACGATTTCCTAGATACGAAAAAAATCTCGGCAGATGAAGACGTCCGAGTCAAAACGTTATCGATTGGCGTCGTTGTGCCCGATAAGTTCATCGAACTAGCGCGAGAAGATCGTCCGGCTTACGTTTTCTACCCGCACACGGTCTACAAAGCATACGGCACGCATCTTGACGAGATGGATATTGGCGCAATGTACGATGAGCTCGTAAATAATCCGGCGGTGCGTAAAGAACGGATTAACCCACGTCAGCTACTCGAAAAAATGGCCGTACTGCGCTCCGAGTCAGGATATCCGTACATGATGTTTCAAGACAACGTTAACCGTGAACATGCGTTGAATCATATCAGCCGCGTTAAATTCTCTAATCTCTGTTCTGAGGTGCTTCAGAGCAGTAAAGTATCGCAGTACACCGACTATGGAGAACCGGACGACATCGGCTTAGACATTTCGTGCAACCTCGGCTCACTCAATATCGCGAATGTGATGGCGGGTGGCTCAATCGAAAACGCCGTCAAATTGGCCGTCGATGCGCTTACGGTTGTCTCAGAATCTACGAATATTAAAAACGCGCCAGCCGTCGCAAAGGCTAACCGCGAGATGCGTTCTATCGGGCTGGGCGCGATGAATCTGCACGGCTATCTAGCGCAGAACGGAATCGCCTATGAATCGGAAGAAGCGCGGGACTTTGCCAACGTATTCTTCGCGACTGTTAACTTTTGGACGTTAGTGAGTTCGAATGAATTAGCGCGTAAGACGGGAACAACGTTCGAGGGCTACGAGGGATCTTCGTACTCAGACGGAAGTTACTTCAATAAGTACGTTAACGGAAATTACCGTCCAAAAACGGATAAAGTAAAATCGCTATTTAGTCGTATTTGGCTTCCGGATGAGCAGAACTGGTCCTATCTCGCGCAATGTGTTAAGGACTACGGACTCTACCACGCCTATAGACTTGCGATTGCGCCTAACGGATCTATTTCGTATGTGCAGTCGGCGACGGCTTCGGTCATGCCGATTATGGAGCGCATTGAGGAACGAACTTACGGAAATTCGAAGACGTACTACCCAATGCCGGGATTATCGCCGCAAAACTGGTTCTTCTACAAGGAAGCGTACGACATGGATATGTTTAAGGTCGTCGATATGATCGCAACAATTCAGCAGCACGTCGACCAAGGTATCTCATTTACGCTGTTCTTAAAAGATACGATGACGACGCGTGATCTGAATCGGATTGACCTATACGCGCATCACAAGGGAATCAAGACGCTTTATTATGCGCGCACTAAAGATACGGGGCAGGAGGGGTGCTTGTCATGCGCAGTATAAGACGTGAAGTTGAGGACTTAGCGTGTCAGATTTCGTGTAGCGTAGATCACGGGGAGTGTTTCTATGATGCGGAGATGTTAGACGAATTTATCGCGGACTTAGATCGGATGAAGAATCTAGCGCTCGCCTATCATCGCGAGAATAAAGACGAAATGGAGGACGAATAATTGACGACATTCACAGCGGCCAACTGGTCGCAACAAGACGACGGATTCACGCAGATGTTCTACGATCAGAACGTTAAGCAGTTTTGGCTACCAGAGGAGATTTCGCTAAATGGCGACCTCCTCGCGTGGCACGAACTCAAACCGGCCGAACGCGATACGTATATGAAAGTGCTCGCCGGCCTGACTTTATTAGATACGGAGCAAGGCAACACCGGCATGCCTGCGATTATGGCGCACGTAGACGGGCACCAACGCAAGGCCGTCCTTAATTTCATGGCGATGATGGAGAACGCAGTCCATGCGAAGTCCTATTCGAATATCTTTCTAACGTTGGCGCCTTCGGAAACTATTACGGCCGTCTTCGAGTGGGTTAAAGAAAACCGGTATTTGCAGCGCAAAGCGAAGCTGATCACTGACCTTTATCGCGGTATTAAGGAAGGCGACGATATTTCGCTGTATAAAGCGATGGTGGCTTCGGTGTACCTCGAAAGTTTCCTATTCTACAGCGGCTTTTACTACCCGTTGTATTTCTACGGGCAGGGGCGCATGATGCAGAGCGGCGAGATTATCGGGCTTATCATTCGTGATGAAGCGATCCACGGCGTTTACGTCGGTTTGCTCGCGCAGGAAATTTATAACCGGCAGACGGACGCTACGAAGGCGGATCTACACGAATGGGCGGTCGGGTTATTAGCGGATCTGTACAAGAACGAAGTCGCATATACGGACGATGTTTACGGCGCGGTCGGCTTGGCGCACGATGTTAAGGCTTTCGTTAGGTACAACGCGAATAAGGCGCTTATGAACCTCGGATTTGATGCGCATTTTCCGGATGAACCGGTCAATCCGATCGTGATTAACGGACTGAGTACGAAAACGAAATCCTTTGATATGTTTAGTTTAAAAGGGAACGGATACAAAAAGGCTACGGCTGAAGCAATTCGCGACGAGGACTTCTTTTTCGATGATTAGCGATGAGTTAGTCGGTAGGTTCTTCAAAAACAATGCTGATCAATCGTATCAAGTTGTGCGTTTCGTCGGGAGGAAAAAGAACGGAACTTCAGTATTTCGTATTCGTTTTATTGAAACTGGCTACGAAAGAGACGTAGAAAAAGTCGAGATAAAGCGAGGCAAAATAAAAGACCGATTCCAGCGTTCAGTCTTCGGGACTGGTTATTTGGGAGATACGAAGATGGTTGGATATAAGCGCGAGTATAGCGTGTGGGCGGGTATATTAGAACGTTGTTATGACAAATCTAGCAGCGGCTATCCTAACTACGGAGGGGCTGGCGTTTCCGTCTGTGAACGTTGGCATTCCTTCGAATTATTTTTGAATGATATTACGGGCATTGAAGGGTTCGACAGGGAACTTTTCGATCAAGGGAAACTTGAGTTAGATAAGGACATAAAACAGTTCGATTTATGTAAATCTAAACGAGTGTACTCAGCGTCTACGTGCTGCTTCGTGACAAGAGAGATTAATAGAAAATATCGAGATGTTTCGGCAACAAAACTACTATTCAAAGCAACGTCGCCTTCCGGAGAATCATTTACGGTTTCCGGCCTACGACCCTTCGCAGCCAAACACGGGCTACATCGTCCGATCATTAAGAAATGTCTTCGTGGTGAACGCACAGATTACAACGGTTGGACTTTCGAACTCATCCGCGAGTCTAATTGGGGACGAAGTAAAAGCGCCTGATAATCGGGTATTTTTATTTTCCTGCCGATTAATGTCCCGATTTCCGCCGCCCACATGCGACTGTATAAGTGAAAGCGAAAATAAGGAGCTGATCGTATGCGACAGACGATTAACCGAGGCGCTTTAATTGCGGCGTCAATCGTGCCGGCCTTTTGGTATGCACATGCAGCGGGCTTTTGGTGGTTCGTGGCGGCAGGTGCGCCGTTCTTACTATACGTAATGACGCTACCGTTTGAGGACGGTAAGAAGGCGGAGGAGGGCGAGTAGATGAGCGCTATCGACGCAGAAGTATCCGACCTACTTGGTAAGACCCTCGTTGAGGTTACGCAGCACGGAGACGACGTATTATTTTTCGTTACAGAATGCGGAAAAGAGTACCGCATGTACCACTATCAGAACTGTTGCGAAGACGTCCATATAAACGATATTTGCGGGGACCTTTCCGACTTAATCGGTCATCCGTTATTGATGGCGGAGGAAGTTACTAACGAAAAAGAGCCGCCGGAAGAAGATCATCACGGATCATATACGTGGACTTTTTACAAGTTCGCGACCATCAAAGGCGACGTGACTATTCGTTGGTTCGGATCATCTAACGGCTATTACTCGGAATCAGTCGATTTCGAACTATTGGAGGGCGAGTAGATGAATAAGTTAAATATCGAAACTAAGAACGGTATTCATTACTGTGCGCACGCAACTGATTCCGAACTAGACGAGTTTAAAGACGACGTAACGTACTACGAACGTGACTACGCAGAAGTAAAGTGTGCCAAGACAAAAAGAACCCTCGTTTTTAAGCGAAGTGAAATTTCGGCCTATTCTTACGGAAAAGTTGAGGAGGAGGAATCGAAATGAACGTAAATATTAAACGGCTATCAGCCGACGCAACTACGCCAACATACGCACATTCGACGGACGCCTGCTTCGATTTATACGCGGCGGCCGACGTCATTATCGAGCCGGGAGAGACGGCATTAGTACCGACGGGCCTCGCGTTCGAGATTCCTTCAGGCTACGAAATGCAGATCAGGCCGCGCTCAGGCATTACGCTTAAGACGCCACTGCGCGTTCAATTAGGTACGGTAGATAGCGGATATGCGGGCGAGGTCGGCGTGATCGTTGATAATATATCGCAGGGCGGCGGTAATTATCGACGTCGACTTAGTACGGGTGGAATTGGAAGATACATCATCCGCAAAGGAGATCGCATAGCCCAAGCGGTCATTAAACCGGTAGAGCAAGCGACCTTTACGATTGTGGATGCGTTGGAAGATACGGAGCGAGGTTCGGGCGGCTTCGGGAGCAGCGGAGTTTAAGCGTCCCCGTGTTTCTTCTTCAATCCTAGAAGCGCTTCATATACTCTTTCAAGATCGTCAGTATCTGACGGAAAAGAAGGTGCCTGTCTTCCATTTATTTTACCATCTATAACCATTTGTACTTTATATACTCTTTGATGAACGCCATCCTTCCATTCTTCCATACCTACGGATGCTTTATATTCAATAGTTTTAGTTGTATTTTCTCTAGTAGCTTTAATCGTTACCCAATCAGTCGGAAAGAATTTCTTTGTCATTATTAATCACCCATTTCTATAAGATACTAATAGATTACTATAGGATCCTATAGGAGTCAAGTGATATTTTAGGAGGACGAATAGATGGCGGAAACCAAAATGAACGTCGAGCTAATGTTTCACACGCAATTGAGCGCGAAATTCAAAGAGAAATTACGGAAGGCATCCGAACAACTTGCCGAAGCCCCTGACGGAAAGATTCTCGCGCTGACCGCCATCCGTACTTGTTATAGCGCAAATAAGCCGTCTGAAATTGCGATTAAAGAGGGCGCCAAGTATTTCGGATCAGCCGCATCGGATGGCGACTCCGGCTCAGACGCGGATAGGCTTATTCGGCAGATTGTTGCGTCGAAACATACGTCTACTTTAGAAGGAATTACGTTCAACTTCGCGATCGAGGGCGTAAGCCGCGCCTTATTAGCGCAGTTAACGAGACACCGTGTCGGCTTTAGTTTCAGCGTCCAATCACAGCGTTATGTACGATTAGGTAGCGATGATAGGTCGGGCGGTTTCGATTACGTCGTGCCGGAAAAGGTTGCGAACAGTACTTACGAGGATAACAACGATTTCTTCGATCCGGAGAACGGTCATACTACCGAAACTTATTCTCCGCAAATTGCGTTCAGTAATGCGATGGAATATCTACAAGACGTTTACGACGATCTTCGCGAAATGGGCGTTCCAGCCGAAGATGCAAGAGCCGTCTTACCGCAAGGCGCGTCCACTAATATCGTAATGAAGGTTAACCTGCGCGCTCTATTAGACTTCTACGCTAAAAGACGGAAGGGTAACGGCGCGCAGGCGGAAATCGCCGACCTAGCAGAAGCCTTACGCCGAGAAGTAACCGAAGTAGAACCGTGGACTGCGCAATTCTTCGAGGGGGTGTCTGCATCGGTATAATGACGACCATGACGCTTGCGTGCGGATTATTATGTACGCAGCAACCAGCGACGGAAAAGCCTGCGCCTATATTAACGGCTGATCAAGCGGCCTTGCAGCGAGCCAATCAACGCATCAAGACGTTAGAGAGCGAAGTAAAGGCGCTTAAGAAGCCGCCGAAGCACGCAGTCAAGCGCAAGAAGGCGGCGACAAAACTAGCGCAAACATACGAAGTGACTGCGTACACAAACGGCGCCGAGTCAACCGGTAAGTCAGCCGGCCATCCCGACTACGGCATCACGGCAAGCGGCGCACGTACCAAAACGGGCCATACGATCGCCTGTCCGCCTTCAATGGCGTTTGGGACTCGGCTAAACATTGAGGGCATCGGCGTCCGAACTTGCGAAGACCGAGGCGGCGCAATTACGGAAGGACATATCGATCTGTACGTTGCGGGCGTGACTGAGGCGCAGGCATTCGGACGTCAGCGGCTAAAGGCGGAAATCATAACGAAATAGGGAGGCGGTTGTACATGATACACGTACTAAAGGACGAAAAGCTCGGTGTTGATCGCGAATATGTTGCGGTGGATAGAAACGCAGAGGTCGGCGAAAAGATCGTAATTGTGGAAAAGCCCAGTGATAGAGATGTTTATTCCGAAGGCGACGTGTTTACTGTGGACCGTCTATGGGGCGAAGTTGGGGGAGCTGTAGAAAGCGATAAGGCCGTTTCAGATCCTGATTATAACGAAGACGGCGTAATCGTACGCAGTGAATACCACGTACTCGAACCGACCGACATCGTTCACATTGACGGCGAGCGCTACCGTTTAGAAGATCCGGAAAAGGACGCGATTAAATTCACTATGGAAATCGGCGGGAATCCTGTCAATATCGAGCCGTGGACTGCGTCGCATGTTCCTATTATTTCCGGTGGAGGCGAAACGTACAAACTAACGCCAGTCACCGATGATCGCGAGGAAGAGGAACCGAAAGAATCCGACGTCATCAACGTCCTTGCCGACTTAGGCGTAGAGGTGGCGGAATTAAAACGTACTGCAGCACGTCACCAAGCGGAAATCAACGCCCTTCACGAAGATAAAGTCCGTCTCGGCGAACAGCTCGCAAAGGTGGCGGCAGACGACCCGAAATCCTTGGCGATTACTACGGATGAACTTGCGCAGATAATCGTAAGTCTATCGAGGGCCGGCCTATGAAACTCGCAATCACGGGTAAGCTAGGCGCCGGCAAAGACGTGGCTGTCGATTATCTTGTCGCAATGTACGAATTCTTTCCGTTCACATTTTCCGCAAAAGGTAAGGCGCTCTTCTACGAACTGTTTCCGGAACTGCGCGGAGACGCCAAACAGCGCCAGCCTATGCGTGATTTCATTAACGGCATTACCGAATTAGACGTGCCTGGCGCAAAAGACGTATGGGTCGATTATCTGTTCCGCCGCATAAAAGCACACGAGAAACTGCGATGCTGCCGAGATAGCCGCATATTGATCACAGACATTCGGAAGCCTGCGGAGTATGAACGAGCCAAGGCGGAAGGTTTTAAGGTACTCCGTATTACTGCACCGGATGAACTACGTATCGAGCGTGCCAAACGGCGTGGCGACAAATTCAAGCCGGCTGACTTAGACCATCCGACAGAAACCGCGCTTGACGGATTCGAAGTCGATTATGAGATTGTAAATGACGGCACGCTTGGCGATCTATACGCGCGGTTAGACGAAATTATGGCCGATCAGCTCAAAGAGAACGCGTAGGTACCTTTCGGGTAGGCTAGATGCGGCTGTTTAGACGCCTCGCCGTCGCCGATTAAATAGAATCGTAACGGCAATTCGCGTTCTTCAATACCGGAACCTTCTAGAACACGTCGAGCCGCCTTGCTGTATGCGCGTTTATCGAATTTAAACGGCTGCGCGTCCGTCTTTACCTTTTCCGGTTTTGCAACGACTAAGCACGATTCGGTTGTGTCATAACCGATCGTAAGCTGAAACGGCGCATTAGTCGGTAGGCCGATCAAAGACCTAGCGGCCGAATTAACGTATATGCGGCCTTGCTTATCTAACGAAATATATGCGGTATCATTTACCGCGGAAATCCATTCTAATGCCATACGGACACACCTCGCTTATATTATAAGACGATTATAGACGATTTATAGGCGGAAAGCAAACGAAGGAGGCGATATTATTGGGCGCATCGACGAACAAGCCCGACCAGCATTTACGATATGATACGCAATACAAACTCGACGGACCTGACGGCGTCAAGGCGCTTCTAGCCGATTATACAACGCTCAGACAGCGGCGCTTCTTAGGGGATACGGCTGCTTGCGATATTCTAATCGACTTAGTCCGTGCCATCGAATTGGCGGCACTGACCGGAAAGCAATACGAGGCCCTACGTTTAGTCTATTTCGATGACCTATCGCAAACACAGGCGGGCTCGGCGCTAGGTATTACGCAGCAAGCCGTTGACTATGCGATTAATGCTGCGGTAAATAAGATCGTCGATATCTACTATTATTGGGCGTCACATGGCGAAGGCTACGGAACTACGAAAGGGGCGGTTTGATGCCGGATGAATTAACGAAGAAAGAAATCGATCAATTACGAGATTACTTACGGTGGTGCTACGACACTATGAACCATCCGAGAATCTCGCCGAGAGTATTGTCGATTTTACTGAACGCATATACGGAGGAGGCGTCGGAATGAAACACGAAACTAAATCGGAATGCTTAGAGGGGCAACCTCTTATTACAACGATTCTATACATTGTCGGTAGCATAAAACTGATTGAGTGCTACAGCCCATTTCGAGGTAAGATGCGTTACGATATTAAACTGCGTGCTCTACATCCAGCTTCTTGGCCTATCATTTTATTTATGTTTATTATAGGAGGCTTTAATCGCGACACAGTAGATATCATCAAAAGTGAATTAGTTTTATGGTAAAGGAGGACGCCTAATTGACGAAGGAAGAACTGCACGAAGCCATTACGGCTCTATACGAACGCACAAAATCCGGCGCCTTAGAGCGCGAAGAACGTATCGCAGCAATTAGCGCCTTGATCGCGAAATACGACGACACGCCACCATCAAACGCGTTGGAACGTCTGTCCGACTTAATTTTATACGAAGAACTGTCGGATACACGCCGCAATAAAATGTCGGCCGAAGAATATCCGATCATGTCCGAACGTATGGAAAAGACACGCAAGACCGGCGAAGCGTCCGACAAGATGGCCGAAGAATACGATATCACCGGCACCAATCACGGTGTACCGAAACGACGAACGCGATCGCCATACGATAATCTATTCACGGACCGTCACGCAAAAGCACGTAATAAAATGGCTCGCAAACGATACAACGATTTCGTCAACGGAAAGTCTAGCGGACAATTCACCGTAAATATAGCAACCGGCATCAAAACGGTAAGGTCAGACGCTCAATAGGCGTCTTTTGTTTTGCGATAAATACGAAAGGGGCGGTATGATGAAGTATGATCGCGTAGTAAATGAGGACGGAGAACTCGGCGTATTTGTTCCGGACGCCATAAAAGCCGTCATTAGAACGCCGGAAGAACTTGAAAAGGCAAGGCTGCGAGCGACCCTAGCGCCAAAGAAACGGTTTCATCATGGACGCAATTACATCGTATCTTACAACGACACGCTTAGCGCTATTATTCGCGACCTATCACTTACGGAAGCTGGCGCAATGGTTAAAATCATGCTTCAGCTACGTATCAAAAGCGACGGCAAGCTCGTAAAAGGTGCGGCCGGAGACCCGATGAATAAGTCGGATATAGCGCGTTTGCTTGACCGTAGCCGCTCGAATGCTAATGCGTTGGTCGGTCGGTTGGCTGAACTCGGCCTGATCGAACTGAAAGACGACGGCATTTACGTCAGCAGCCGTTTTCATACGATGGGTGGCCGCATCAAAAACGAAGTATTTACGAAAGTGTATACGGTTAAGGCTCGTCAGACCATCGCTAACCTGCGCCTGAACGAAATCGGCATGCTATACAAGATCATTCCGTTCTTTCATTATAGCGAGTATTACCTTTGCGCAGATCCTAACGCAGGAAAGGCGGACATCGACTACATCGGACGTGAAACGCTCGCCGAATTAATCGGACATGACTCATCGACCGTTTCGAAAATAATGGGACGGCTGCAAGGCGTGGGAGCCGTATTAGTCACCGGAACCCGCAACGAGGTACGTTATTTAGTGCACCCGGATTTGATGTTCCGTCAGCCTGAGGGCTTTAAAACGGAATGGACGGTGGCTGTACGAAAGTTATTCGATGACCACGCTAAGAAAGCGCGATAAAACGGAGGTTGATAGTATGAATATTAGAGAATGGTTCGGTATGATTCCATATTCAGAAAAGACAGCGGCTCAATCCGCCCTAGATCGAGTGTTGTCATTGCATAGAGAGGCTTTAGTCCAATATTTGTCGGTAGATGACCGCGGTGATATTTATGATCTAATTCGAGCGGCTAAAATAACGGATAAGAACTCAGGAGATGTCTTATTCTTAGATTGGTTGATAGAAAAAGGCCTAACTCAAATATGTTCCCTCGATTTTAGCAAAATAACTGATCAGGAAAAATTTATAGCGATGGTGGATCTTGATGAGTTTGTCCTGCAAAATGAAATGGATTTTTTGGAACCTAACGAAGTACGTGGTTGTATAATTTCGTTTTTGAGTGATTTAAAGTGGTATCCTATGAGAGCGGGAGGTGAGCCGAATGCTCAAAGCGATCACTAAGACAGGCGAAGTAAAGCCGGGCGGTTCTGCGTCTAAATAAACGAAAAAGGACGCCTCCGAGGGCGTCTTTATTTTTGCGTTATATTCGCTTAGTCATTCCGCACTTCGAACATTTACGGAGGAAAACTCCGCCTTTAATCGAACTGTTAAACTTCGACGTATCGCAATTATCGCACCTGCCGCTCTTAACGTCGGGCATCTCGCGAACATCATAAACGACAGATACGTCATAATCGCCTGGCTGCGGTCTATTCACGTCTTTCACCTCACAACCTTCGTATTATAACGTATCTCCACGCTTATTTAAACAATCTTCCGAAAGCCCTTCCGACGCTGCGTCGCATGATACGGCCGCCTACGTCGTTCTTTTTCACCGCGTTCACGTCGCCTAAGAAACGTGCCCATCCGTACAAGAATCTGCGGAATTTCATATCGTCGTCCTCCTTCGTATTTTAGGCGCCTACCACCTCGTCACTGCGAAGTCTTTCGAGTAGTAAGTGCCGATTTTCTTCGTCTTGCCTGCGTTGCTATAAGCCGTCAATTTAATCCGGTATTGGCCGTTTGTCATGGCCGCTGTGTAGAATCGTTTGGTCGGCGTACTTTTAACGAATTCGCCGCTCAACGATTGCTTCGACTTCCATCCGTCTGTATACTGTTGCTGCAAAGTCATCGTGTAATATACACGGCTACCGCTGCTTTTCGATGCCACAACGTCCACTGACGTCGCTTTAGGCGTGTAGTATGGAGCGTCAACCTTAACCGTAATCGATGCCGCGCTTGCTGGCGTTGTTAATCCGAGAGCCATTAGAATCACCGCGATTGTTATCGTAATAAAACGTTTCATTATTCAACATCTCCTTCGAGTTTTATATCGTATCCGAACGCGATCAGAGCGAGTCTAAAGCCGAAGTCAAAGCCGGCAGGTGCATCGTCGCGTTCTCTTTTAAATAGTTCGGCGGCGCGCTGTAGCGGATCGGCTGCCGCTTGTGTATCGCCTAAAGCCGTCAATTTTACGTCCACTAGGCGATCTCCTCCTCGATATTTAGAAGGCCACCGCAATTCGGACATTTAGCGGCCGTTTCGATTTCTACGTCTAGCCGGGCAAATGAACAGTCCGGGCAGTTATACTCGATCATATTCAACGATTCCTCCTCGTTTTTAGTACGTCAGCGCCGTCTAATTAGCGTCTTAGGGCGTAGGTAGGGACGGCTGCTTGACGTCTTATTTCATTAGCGATTTTAAGGCGACCGTAAAGCCGAAAATGATTAGCGTTGCAACGGCTGCGCAGTCAATCGGCTGCCATTTAGCGTAATCCGTGAACGCAATCCAGGCGATCAATACGACGATGAGCAACGTATCAAGCGTATTAATTTTGCGCATGTGTGGTATAATTGATTGAACCGGGGCTTATCGCCCCGTCCGTTTACTTGCGACGTTTCTTCTTGGAGGGAGACCGTCGCTTTTTCATTGCCTTGATTTCCATCGCGGTTTTGATGATCGCCAACCACGACGCAAGCAAGACGGATATTTTAGTAGCTAGTTCAATCAATCGTGTGCACCTCCTTTCTGTACCTTTATTATACGATATCGTATAACGTATGTCAACGGATATTGCGAAATAATATCCGATATCGTATAATTACTTATATAAATACGGAGGTGATGCGGATGGGCAAGCGCATAAACGTAAGGCCGCGTCTGAAGGAACTTATGAAGGCTGATGGATGGACGCAAACAAGGCTGTCGGAAGCATCGGGCGTTCCACAGGGTTCTATCTCGCGGTTCGATTCGAATGGGCGCCACGAAGATTGGCAGGTCGTTGCGCTTATGAAAGCAGGCGGATGGAAGTACGAAGATCTGTTCGAAATAGAGGACGGTAGCGACGAAAAGTAGGGACGTTCAAGGCGAGCGTCTCTTTTTTTTGCGTCTAAAAACGGGGAGCCGACGTTTCAGTGTGGCGAAAACAGAACAAAACAGCCTTTCAGTGTGGCGAAAACAGAACACGTCAAAATCGCCTTGACGCTTAGAGCCACGTGGGATACAGCCGTTTTTAGGCGTTAACGTTGTCTTATTCTTAGGGAAGACCTAGCGTCACTCCGTTCCGCAGATAACGCAATAGAATACATATAGAAGGACGGCGGCTTATTATTTGCGGACGAGGCGGAGCCGAGGGCGCTGTACTTAAATACATACGAAAAGGATAACGTTAATAGGACGGACATATAACCGGTCGCTAATCGTTAAGGACTGCGTAGATATACTTGTGTAACATACGGATATGCTGTCTTACGTTATAGAGAGACGTAACGCACCGTAACATACTAACGGTAAGCAGACGGTGAGCAGCGATTAGGGTACCGTCATACAGCCGCTATGTAACGGCAGGCACAGACGGTGTATATAATATAGTACGAAGGCGGACGATAGGGTGACGGCTAGAGACAGGCGAAGACATCCGTAACCAAGCAGACAGCGCTGGCGGACGAGGTCTCCGAAAACTCAGGGGGTTGAAAGCCGAAGCTCATCCGTTTATGCACGATCGTATGCATGACGGCCGGCATAGGTAGCCCGCACGAATGGCGGCATGGCAGGGCTGGTACGATGCATAAAGTTAATACGTTTCGTTGCGTTGGTCGAACGGCTGCCAACTGCGACACATCAACGTTTGTCATGAACGCGAATGTAACAGAAAGTCTTTTTGTTACTTTCGTTATGCAACGTTATGAATGCGTTATTCAATAATAATCGCGAAAAATAAACGAAAGCCGCCCGCCCCCAAGCGCCCCGTCCAAAACCGCCGGATCTGACGAACAGAACTTGCGCACAATTTTTTAAACTCGGGGTGTTAGGTGAATTTCAAAACGGAGAGGTCCTGCCGAGTAGTGGACGACGAAAAAAAAACGACAAGGAGGGCGTTATCATGAACGAAGAAATCAACGGCTGTATCAAGTTTATTGAAGACGGCTATTTGACGAAAGAGACGAGCGATAGAGTTCGAGAACTACTCGGTATTGAAAATTCGGACGATCTAACGGAGCTGACCGATTACATACTTGTAAGAGATCCGTACACTATTCCGTTCGGTGCGACGTCAGCTCTTGCTAATTACCGTCTAGTCGCGAAAAGCTCCGACAGTACTCCACAAGAAATACCGTTGCTTCCGGATGAAGAAGGCGTCTTCTTTTTCAGATACGTTGGAGGCGACCGGCCATGACCACGCTACCTACTTTCTCCACCTGCGACGCATGCAATCAACGCACCGCCATCGTATTAAAAGAACGGGCCATACGAAAAGGCGTCGTCGAAACATACTTTGACTGTATCGTCTGTGGTACGCACTACCCGACTGCGATCACGAACAGCGCGTTAAGAACGAAAATTGAGGCGCTGAAGCACCTACGGCTTACGGACGGCTCAGAGACGGAATCAATCGATGCACTCAAAGCGGAAATAACCGCCGATATGAAAGTATTGCGGGAACGATACGGACTAGCATAACGATTTTAACACGTAAAATGCACGAAATTAGACGTTTCGGTAGCCGACTGGGGTATTCGTAAGGGCAGACGGTGAAAAGCGCTGATTTCGTGTGATTTTTAAGGAGGACGGATATATGACGAAGTATCGCAAAAAGCCTGTCGTAGTCGAAGCGGTTCTTTTTGAGAGCGGTATGGAAGATGGCTACGCTAGTTATCAGGTGTTTTCGGACAAATTGATCGGGTTTTATCCGAAAAGCGGACCGATACCTAAGGCGAATAACAAGCCGGCGATCAAAACCCTCGAAGGATGGTACGAGGTTGAAGTCGGTAAGCATTACATCGTCACCGGAGTTCGTGGCGAGCGCTATCCGGTTGAAAAGGAGATTTTCGAGGAGACATACGAAAAGGTAAACGAATAGACGCAATCAGAACGAGGCTTCCGGTCAGCGCCGGAGGTCTTTTTGTGCTTGCGTTCAAATGCGCAGCAAGAAAACGGACAAAGGGGATGACGTGAATGGCGGAAAACAAACGCGAATCAGTCGGCAATTTAAACGTAAAGGTAGACGTAGATGTTTCGGAGGCTATCAAAGGCCTTAAAGCGGTTCAGCGCGAAGCGAAGGCAGCCACAAAGGCGCTGGCTGAGTTTCGGGACATAACTGAATGTCTCGGTGAGAAGACGATAGCTAACGGTTATGAAGTCGGGAAAGCATTGAGGGCTCTATTGGACACAGCCGAAGGGGGCGACCGAGTCTACGAAGATCCTCCGGAATAAAAAAGCACCACGACTTAAATTGCGATGCTCTCGTATGCGACCGAAATCTCGTCGGCTGTGATTCCAATATATTTCAGCGTATCTTTTTCGGAAGAATGACCAAGAATCGCCATGATCCGGTCGACCGCGATATTCATTTCATACAAACGGTAGCCGAACGTTTTTCTAAGTGTATGAGTACCGATGTTGCCGATCTTTTTAGCGATTTCAGCGCGCTCGGCGGCTTCGTTTAGAATGCGGTAGGCCTGAACGCGACTGATCGGCTTGGCGCCCTTGCGGCTTGCGAATACGTAGTCATCGTCAGTGCCTTCGAGTTCATTGACGAGCTTTTTGACGGATGCCGAGAACGTAATGACACGCGTTTTCTTGCGTTTGGCTTCGGTTATTTTAAGAGACGTTTGGCCGCGAAGATCGCCGACCTTTAGCGAAAGTAAATCGGAAATACGAAGTCCAAAAGCCGTACCTAGTTGCAATAACAGACGGTCGCGCCCCGGTTTGAGGGCGTTTTTTAGTTTATTGAAATCGCGTTTACTTTTGATCGGGTTCACTTCGTTAGCCATACGTCTTCACTCCAATGTACTTTAATTATTTTTAAGTTATATTCATTATACGATATCAAATTCGGTGAGTCAACGGAAAATATACGGGAAGGAGGCGGTAATTTGGCGTTTATTAACGGCAAGTTTTCAGAACGTGAAGAACGGCAAGCGCGGATAGAGGCCGTAACGGAGCGGCTGAAAAAACTACGCGATATTATTCAAGCGGGCAAGCATACCGAATATCACGTCGATCTTATGCGGAAGGATCGCGACGAACTAATAAAGCTAAAACGGGTCCACCGCGCCGAGACCGATATGCTGTATTTCTTTTACGAATACTTTTCGGAGGCACGGAACCCGGGCAATCCGGATAATCTCGTACCGACGACCGCAGTAGATATGGACGATGCGCCGGACTTTCACCGGAAACTATCGTCTATCCTCGACTCGGTATCGAACCGTAATAAAACGGCCCGTATCGCATGGGCTGCGTCGAGGGGGCACGCAAAGTCGGCTTACCTATCGAACGCGTTTCCGGTGCATGAGATCGTCTATAAAAAGCGGCGTATGATCTTGATTATCTCGGAAACGAACGCCGGATCGATCAAGTTCATTAAATGGGTCGCCGGTCAGCTTAAATACAACCAAAAGCTACGCGAAGACTTTGGCGAAGTCCTGTACGAGCAGAAAACGCGCAACGAAAAGGATTCCGAAACGGCTTTTATTACAACGACCGGCATCAAAATGGAAGCGACGTCGCTCGGAACACAGATCCGTGGTTTCCGTAATGGTTCTCAGCGGCCGGATTTAATTCTATTGGACGACTTGGAGTCGCTTGACTCGAACAATACGCCTGAACTGCGTCAGAAGGCTAAGGATTGGCTTAACCAAGACCTTATGCCTGCGGGTGATCCTACGAAAACTGCGTTTATTTTCATGGGAACACTTGTACACTTCGATAGTTTGCTGAACTACGTATTGAACGAACGTCGCGATTTTATTAAGAATAGTTTTCCGGCGATCATCAAACCGCCGAATAGAACCGATTTGTGGGCGGAGTTCGAACGTATTTACAAAGAATACGTACCAAGCGATGAAGAAGTCGAAGAAATGATGCAGGCGGAATCAGAAGACACGATGTCTACGCCAAATGCCCGCGCTGCAATGCGATTCTACAAAGAACACAAAGCGGAAATGGACGAAGGCGCCGAGGTTTTGTGGCCTGGACGATTTCCTATAGCTGCGCTGATGATCGAAAAGGTCAATATCGGCACAAAGGCTTTCAATACCGAGTTTATGAATAACCCAATCGATGAGGATTCGCAGATATTTAAACCGGAGTCCTTTTCGTATTGGACGGATTTCAGACTTAGCCATAAAGAATTCTCTATTTATATGGGAATTGACTTTGCGATGGGGAAAGAGAAAGGCGACTTTTCCGCGATTGTTACGATAGCAAAGCATAAAAAGACTGGAAAAATACACGTCATCGACGCTTACGGAGAACGACTTCATCCTGACAAATTTCTCAAGGTAATTGTCGAGAAAGTTATGGAGTATCAGCCGGATCGTATCGCTGCGGAGTCTCAAAACGCACAAGAATGGTTCGTTGACGCTATAAAACGTGAATTAGCGTTAAAAGGGTATCCGGCAACTACACGCGTTTCCAAGATCAATCAACGTTCTCGGAAAGCACTTCGCATAGAAGCCCTTATGCCGCAGATTGAAAAAGGGGAAATCGAATTCCATCGCAGTCAGGCGCTTTTACTCGAACAGTTTGAGCGCTATGGTTCGAACTGGCACGATGATTTACCTGATGCGTTAGAAATGGCGGTGAGTGTCAGTAAACGAGCTAAGACATTGCTTCAATCGAAGCCTAAGTATATGTAACGGAAGGAGGACGTTAAATGTCGTTAAAAAAGAAACTAGAAGCAAAGCTATCGTATGAAAAAAGGAAAGCGGCCCTTGCATGTGCCACGAATGAAATAATGCCGGAAGACGGCGCGAAGAAAACGCAAGCGGAACTAGCCGAAGAACTAGGGATGTCGCGTATGGGATTATATCGTTGGCGAACACAGGACCCCGTGTTCATCGAATATATGGGTCTATTAGCTGACGAGATGTTAGCGAGTCACCAAGCGGAAGTCTACGGTCAGTTAATGCGCTCAATACGAGGGAAACAACCTTCGATGAAGGCTATCGAAATTTACACGAAATTAATCGGTAAGTTAGCGGATAGACAGATTATCACCGACAACACATCGGATAATCAAACAATCGAGGATATAAACGCCTTAACTAACGAATTAGACGATCTTTTGAAGGAGGAATAAGCGATGGGTTTTACGGACTTATTTAAGCACCGCAACCATGAACCCGACGACGGATCGCATACTAAAACGTATAGCATCATCCGACCTGGCGCGCAATTTCCTCCGGCTGACTCAATCGAGCGTCTGGCAAAATATCGGCGTATGAAAAAGCTATTCGAAGGAAAGCAACGAGACGTCTATGAGCGTGCGACTGACGTTCTGAAGGATTCGCCGCAAGCCGAGCAATTAAAGAAGCTATATATCGCGGTCAATCTTGCCGACATTCTCGTAACGAAACCGGCTGATCTTCTCGTAGGAGAACCGGTTCAGTTCGAAAGCGGCCTACCCGATGACAGCGAAGAACAAAAAGCGCTCAATCGCTACGTAGAAGAGAACGATATTAATCAGCTTCTTCACGAAAGCGCAACGGCGAACGGCTTCCGTGGCGATTCGTGGTTTAAGGTGCGCTACGGATACCGTCAAGACTATACGGAAGTGGAGAAACTCGGCTTACCGGTGCCGGCAGATGCCGAGATGGAAGCGATCATTGAACACGTTAGCGCTGGCGCAGTCTTTCCGGAGTTTAGTGTCGGAAACGTTAAGAAGTTAAAAGCGGTCAATATTGCGCAAGTTGAATGGGTTGAGACGGAGAAGACGGAGATTCCGTTTTTAAACGTCGAACGTCATGTACCAGGTTATATCCTTTACTCGCGATATCGTTTGTACGAAAACGGGGTTGATACCTCAACTGGCATGTCTTTATCCGTATATACCATTGGCGAACAACTGCCGACAGGTCGCGAAGAAGATATAGAAGAAACTCATTTGCCGCATATTCCGGTATTTCATGTTCCGTATAAGTCGATTGACGACGAGTTCTTTGGCATCGGTGGCTTAGAGAAGTTAGAGACGACCTTTGCTGCGATTAACGACCGTTTAGTGCAGATCGACTACATTCTATGGAAACACAGCGACCCTACAGCGTATGGTCCGGAGATTCAAGACGATGGAGATACCGTTCGCTTCGGTGGAGCTTATATTCCAGTATCAAAAGACGATCCGACGCCTGGATATATGGTGTGGCAGGCGCAATTAGATGCGGCCTTTAAAGAATTAGACGTTCTTTTGAGTACCGTATTCATGATGTCGGAAACGCCACAGTGGCTTTTCGGAACTACGATGTCGGGCGATAACTCCGGCGGAACCGGAACGTCTCATACCGACGGTGCCGCGATTAAAGCGCGGTTCATGCCGATTCTATCAAAAGTTAAGCGAATACGAGCGCACTACGACAAAGCGGTCCGAGATGCGCTTTGGACGTGCATGCTTTTAGAGAAGGCGGTCAAACGAATCAAGATTGACGAAGCCGTTTACCCGCGGGCTATTTGGAACGATGGTATTCCGCGGAATGAAAAAGAGCTTGCTGAGATCATGGAGATTAGAACGGCGGGCAAGCCGACACTTGACGTTCGGGACGCAATTAAAGCGATGGATGACGTCGATGATGAAAAGGCGGACGAAATCATGCGCCGCATTGAAGAAGACGAAACATCCGCAAATGGCTTCGTAGATGCGTCGATCTTTAATGAGCCGGAAGCGCCGCCGGAACCTGAGGACGATGAGTAATGGCAAAAGTACCGGCACCTAACTACGATTATCAAACGAAGCAGCTTGCCGGCTATTATCGTTCCGCCATCAAAGACATTCTCGCCGAGCTCGATCGCGTTGATATTACGAACTTCCGACGAGCCAATGCGCTCGCTACGCTTCAGTCGATCAGCAGTATTTTAGCCGACCTTGATAGGAAATCGGCGCGGTGGGTTAGTGAAAACGTACCTATAGCCGCAAACGATGGCGTAATTAATACGCTAGTTGCGCTTAAGGTCGCTGAATCGCTAGAGCAAGCGGCTCTTATCGTAAAGTTCAACGAGCTAAACGAAGCAATGGTCGCGGCTGCTATTGCGGATACACAAGCGGATCTTCTAGCGGTCACGCAGAACGTAGACCGGAAAACAAAAGCCGCGGTTAGACGTGCCGTTTCCGATTCTATTAAATACAACATGGCGGCGGGTACAAACGGACGACGGACGATCAGGGACGATATCAAAAAGCGGCTCAAAGAATCCGTCGTGACCGGAATCGTCGACGCAAAAGGACGTCGCTGGAAACCGGAAGTATACGCCGACATGGTGACTCGAACGAAAATGATGCAGACATACCGCGAAGCAACGAGCAATGAAGCCGTTATTCGCGGCGTTTTGTATGCGCAAATATCATCACATGGGGCTTCGGATTACTGCCGATTTCACGAGGGCGAAATCATGAAACTTACGCTAGATGCACCGGGTCCTTATTTAACTTACGACGAATTGCAGGCGACGGGCGAAATATTTCATCCGCGATGCAAGCACGTATATTCGCCGATCAGAAGCGAGGATTTATTGTCCGAACGTTAAGACGTTAAACTAAACGGCTGTTTTAACTAATAGGCGACGGCCTTAAAACGGTTGGAGGACGATATGTTTGTAAAACGATTTATGCCGTTATTTGACGCAGATGGTCAAGCAGGCGGAGGTCAAGTCGATGAGCAAGTGACGGAGCAACCAAACGGCGATGATCAGCCGAAGAAAATTGAGCTTACGCAAGAAGAACTAGACGCGATGATTACCAAACGCATTAGCCGTACGGAATCTAAATACGCAGATTACGGCGAGCTAAAAGAGAAGCTGAGCGCGTACGAAAAAGCGGAGCAAGAAAAGGCAGATGCAGAGCTAACGGAACTAGACCGCATCAAAAAGGAACTCGAAGCAAAGTCGGAAGTTGAGCAATCACTTACGCAGCAGATCGAGGAACTTAAAAAGGCAAGCGAACAAGAAAAGATTACGAACGCATTCATCAAGGCGGCAACGTCGGAAAGTATCGCGTATATTGACGATGCCTTGCGCTTGGCTGATTTAAGTGGCGTTTCGGTAGAAGACGGAAAAGTTGTCGGAGTCGATGACATAGTAAAGGCGCTAGTTGAAGAAAAGCCGTTTCTTATTGCGCAGAAGCCGAAACCTATCGGTCAAAGTACGAATTCGGGGACGGATAAGATCGACAAAACGCCGGATCAGCTTATTAAAGAAGCCGAGGAAAAAGCACGTAAAAGCGGTCGTACAGAAGATCGCGCTGCGGTTGCTCAATTAAAAAGACAGTTAAGAAAATGAGACTCCTTTAATTAGGGGTCTTTTTTAATACAAACAAAAAAGGGGGACATATTTTTATGTCACAGATTTTCTCTAATGATTTGATTGGTAAAACAGAATCGGTACAAGACGAATTACTTCTTTTAAATCCACATCAAACTCCGTTGCTTGCGATGCTCGGCTTTTCTAATCCAGTAACGCAAACTGAGCACCAATGGTTCGAGGACGAAATGTTTGCGTATGAAGGTAACGTCACTGACGATGCAGCAGCAGATGCGACCGTCCTAAAAGTATCTTCCGTTGAGCCGTTCCGTAATGGACACGTTATTAAACTTGGGGAAGAACTAGCGCTTGTTACTGCGGTAAATAAGTCAGCTAAGGAGTTAACGGTCGTTCGAGGCTATGCTAACACTACTGCGGCTGCTGTTACTGCGAATGAGAAAGTCGAAGTTCAATTCGTAGAAGGTTCGGAAGGCGCTGACGCTAGACAAGGTCGCTACAAGCCACGTAAGCGCGTATCGAACATTACGCAAATCTTTGACGAAACTGTAGAAATTTCGGGTACGGCTGCGGCTGTTGCCAATTACGGCATCGCGGATATGTACGAGTATGAAAAGCAAAAGAAACAGCTTGAACTAGCGCTTCAAATGGAAAAAGCGTTCATCGGCGGCATTCGTTATGAGAACGGCTTGGTACGTCAGATGGACGGTATCCGCAGCTTCATTAAAACTAACGTTACTGATCTTGCGGGTCAAGAGCTTTCATTAGAAGCTATCAATGACGCTGTGCAGGCGATCTACTCTAAAGGCGGCTTCAAGTCCGGCGGTCAATACGAAATCATCGTGCCCGCGAAACAAAAACGCGTAATCTCTAAATTCGATAAGACGTTAGTCAGACTTAACCAGGGCGAAGCAAGCCGTGGAACTGTTGTTAACTTCTTGACGACTGACTTCGGCGAGTTCCCGGTATCTATCAACGACAACTTGGCGGCTGACGAAGTGCTTATCGTTGATAAAAACCGTATCGCAATCCGTCCTTTACAGACTCGCGATATGAGCCACGAGTATCTCGGCAAAAAAGGCGACTACTTCCAAGGAATGATCGTCGGTGAGTACACGCTAGAGTTTCAACAAGAACCGGCTCACGCACGTATCAAAGGCGCTAAGTAATAACGGCCCGCACTCGCGGGCTTTACTTTTTTGATAGAACGGAGGTAATGCGAACTTGGCAACGTTTGAATCACGCTATAAAGAATTAACGTTTTATGTAGGCGGTGCGCCTCGGAAGTTCTCAGACGGCGTCTATACGACTACAGATCCGGAAGAGATCGATGTACTAACCGCACTCGTCGACGCCGTTTGTACTGCTGTAGACGAACCGAAAACGGAGGATAAACCGAAGCCGGCTTCAGCTAAAAAGCCCGCCAAGAAATCCTCCGCAAAATAACAGGAGGTGAGGCGAATGGTGGCTACAGTCGAAGGTGCAAACGATTATATCAATACGATGTTAGTAGACATCGAGGATTGGACCGGCGCAGACGAGGCGAAGAAGGAGCGGTTATTGAATCGGGCCTCTTCGACTTTGACGCGCGTCTTTTCTAAGTACATCATACCCGACAAAGCAGTTTACGAGTTTGTTAACGTATTGGCTATCGCGTACAACGATACAAACCGACTTAACAAGCACGGAATTTCCTCGTTCTCGATAACCGGAGTCGGCTCGTTTAACTATAAGGATACCTTACGAGTTGATGACGAAGACTTGATTCCGAAAGAATCGATCGTAGCTATAGAAGAAGAAAACGACGTCAAATTCGGCGGCAAGCGAATCAGAAGGACGGTGCTGTAAATGGCGATGTTTCCAATGCGTCAAACTATTACGGTAAAACGTCCATCTGACGAGCTAGACCGGTGGGGAAATCCGACCACAGACAGCGCCGAATTTACGCTTAAATGCCGTATCGACGAAGGGTCGTCCGCAGTCAAGGCGCGCAACAATGGCGTCGTTAAATCCGAAGAAGCCGTCGCATCGGCTCGTATTCTATTAGATCGCCTGGCGGATGTGCGTTATACCGACGTAATCTCTTATACGAATGAACTCGGAGAAACGATGGAAAAGAGACCGAAAGAAATCAACGTTAAGAGACATATCGACGGTAAGGCGTTACTGACGGAGGTGTATCTATGAGTTTTACGTTTGATGCGAGTAGTTTCATTACCGGCATTAACAACGCAAGTCGAAGCGCCTTAGAAAGCGCTGCGCAGGCACTAGGTGACTCCGGCGACGATCTTGGCAGGATTGCGCAGAATATCGCGCCGATTGACAAAGGAACCTTACGCGCGAGTATCAAGAAGAACTATAAGCTGGCGAAAGGCAAAGCGGTCGTGGACGTTTCTTTCCGAGCGGTAGAAGGTGGGTTCAACTATGCGATATGGACCCACGAAATGGACTACAACCTTGGACCGGCATCGCAAGCGGCAGGCGGCATCGACGGCTACGAAGTCGGAAACAAATACCTTGAACGTCCGTTGAAAGGTAACGCCGAGAAGTACGTACGCTGGATTGCGGAAGGAGTCCATAGGGGGTTGAGCTGATGCGGGTGGGGGAGCTTATCGATTTCATTGAGTCGAAAGTCGACGGGAAATATTACGTAAATAAATTTCCGGTAGATAGTAAAGGCGCCGCAATTTCGGTTAAGTTGACGGGTGGATTTCCGACGTCGAAGTACACCGGACTAAAGCGGCCGTCCTTTCAAATACTCGTGCGGGGCGAAGCGAGAGACGGCGCAGGCACGGAAGACAAAGCGTTCGAATTATACGATGCGCTTACGAATTTGACCGAAGTGCAGATCGGCGAAAGCTCGATCGTACAGATGCGCTGCAATAACTCGGCGCCATTGTATTTAGGAGACGACGAATCCGATCGTCCAATATATTCATTAAATTTCGATTGCGTAGAGCGTCCTTAGGGACGCTTTTTATTTTGCGCAAATATAAAAGGAGGAAAATAGATGGCGGCAGGAATTAGAGGAATTAACGTTCCTATCGGTCCGGCAATCGTCGAGTTTGGCGAAGGTTCCGAGCTAGTTACGTTTGATATCACGAAAGGCGGCATCGTCTTTAAGGCAGAAACGTCGATTCAAGATACCACGGTTGATCAATATGGCGACACGCCGGTTAAATCAACGATGAAAGGCCGTAATGCGGAAGTGACGGTACCGTTCGCGTTACATGACTTAGAGCGACTAGCCGCAGCAATGCCGAATAGCCGACTCGTAAAAGATAGTACGGACCCTGCGAAGATGAAGCTAGTTGTATCCGGTAAAGCCGGCTTTGATATGTTAGCAGCAGCCAAGAAGCTCGTTATCAAGCCGACGGCTACCGGAACTACACCAAACGATTACATCACGATTCCACTTGCGGGAGCTATGTCAGATCCGGAGTATACGTATAACTCAGACGACGAGCGTATCGCCAATCTGACGTTTAAAGCGTACCCGGACACGGACAACGACGGCGACCTATTTATTATGGGAGACGAAACGGCGGAATAACAACGGAAGGCATCGCTTACCGGCGGTGTCTTTTTATTTTGAAAGGAGGTTACGCAATGAGCTTATTTGGTATCGGAACGAAAAAGGTATCAAGCGAACTTATACTCGGTGATAAAACGGTGCAAATTCCGAAGCTGACGCCAGTCAAATGGAAGGCGCTATTCGAGGTGGTCGATCGTCTGCCGCACTTATTTATTACGGTTTTAAGCACCAGCGGACAAGAAGACTTCGCTTCTACGTTAGTTGCCGCAGCTAAATTGGCGATGGATGAAGTCGCTAAAATTGTCGCGGTTCTTTCCGGCCTTGACGAAGATTACATTCTCGAAAACGTCGGCACTGACGAAATAATCGATTTTCTAATCGCAGTAGTTGAGAAGAACCGCCTGCAATCCGTAGCAAAAAACCTGAAAAGCCTTCTTCCGAAAGCACCGACAGAATAACGGATGAAGGCGAGTACACGATCGATGATTACTTAATAGACGCGGCGGTCTTGCTGGGCGTTACTCAGCGACAGATCGAAAACGATTATTTCATGGTCGACATTCCGAAGTTCCTACGTTCAAAGACGAAGTCTAACGCAATTGAACGGCTCTCTATGATATCGACACTCGTCGGCACTGAAGGGCGCGCTATGGAAGACGCGGATTATCAACGCATGTTAAAAGACCTTCGCAAACAAGCCGGTTATGTAGAACGTAACGAATTCGACCGAGATAAGTTCGAGCAATTGCGGAACTTCTTTTAATAACGGAAGAAAGGAGGAAAACGAATGTCGGGTACTACAGTAGGCGAAATCGTCGCCCGTTTAACGTTAGAATCAAGCCAATTTAGTGCCGGCGTCTCTCAGGCCGAGAACCAAATGCAGCAGATGGGGAATTCGGCGCAGTCGCTTAGTAAACAAATGGGACTTATCCAAACGGCAGCCCTAGCGGTAGGTGGCGCAGTAGTCGCAGGCATCGGTGTATCGGTCAAGACCGCAGCCGACTTCGAGCAAGCAATGTCGAAGGTTCAGTCGATTTCGGGCGCTACCGGACAGGACTTCCAAGACCTTCAGAAAATTGCGATGAAACTCGGTGAAACGACGAAATTCACGGCGACAGAAGCGGCGCAAGGCCTTCAATACTTAGCGATGGCTGGATTCAGCGTTAAAGATCAAGTCGGCTCGCTGCCGGCCGTTTTAAACATGGCGGCTGCGGCTTCGGTTGATATGGGAACATCGGCAGACATCGTATCGAATATCATGACCGGCTTTGGGATTGCGTCGGAAGATTCAACGTACGCAGTTGACGTGTTAGTTAAAACGATGACGACGGCCAACACGGACTTATTACAGCTCGGAGACGCAATGAAATACGTAGCACCGGTATCTACTGCGCTTGGATTTTCATTCGAAGAAACAGCGGCCGCCGTTGCGAAGATGTCTGACGCAGGTATTCAAGGTTCGATGGCAGGTACGGCTTTAAGAGCGGGCATGTTGCGGCTTGCCAATCCAGTAGGGCGCGCAGCCAAAGTAATGCAGAGGTACGGAATCGAAGTCGAAACGGCCGATGGTAAGATGAAGTCGTTGCCGGACATTATCGATCACTTAAACTCGAAGTTTGGCGATCTAGGTCAGGCGGAAAAGACTGCAGCTATTGCGTCATTAGTCGGTACGGAGGCGGCATCAGGCTTCGTTTCGTTGCTTGCGGTTGGATCGGATGAGATTCGAAGATATACGAAGGCACTCGAAGAATCGGGCGGAACGGCGGATCGTGTAGCAAAGACGCAGATGGATAACCTTAAGGGATCGTTCGAAGAACTTAAATCGGCACTAGAAGGCGTCGGCATTAAGCTCGGAAACGAATTCTTACCGCATATACGGTCAATCGTCGATCAAGGTACGAAGTTGGTCGGAGTATTCAGTAAGGTCAACCCTAGCGTCGTAGCGACAGGTCTTGCGATGGTAGGGACGTCGGCGGCGATCGCTCTGACGGCTTCTTCGGCAGTCAAACTCGGCTTTGCATTGCGCGGCTTATTCGCAGCGATGGGTCCGGCCGGATGGATCATAACGGGCCTTTCGGTACTTGGCGGCTTATTAGTCGGGGTCAGTGCCGGCTATAAAGCGATGAACACCGTTAACTTAGAAGCAGCAAACGCGAAGCAAAAAGAAGTCGAAGGTATCAACAAAACGATCAAAGGGTACGACGACCTCAAAGCGCGTATTCAGTTGAGCAACGACGAGTTATTGCGCTATCTAGATATACAGGACGAATTAGCCAACGAAAAAGACTCGAAAGCGATCAAGAAGCTCAACGCGGAACAAGAAGAACTCCGTAAAAAGTCCGGTCTGACGAACGCTGAGTTCGACGAATTTTTACGTCTAAACGATCAAATCATCAAGAAGTCGCCGGAAACAGAAGCGGCTTTTTCTGCGCAGGGTAACGCAATCGCAAAGAATACCGAAGCTATGAAGGCATTGAGTAAGGAGAAATACGAAGAACTACGTTTGGAACTCGAAAAACAGCAGACGATCGCCGAACGGAACATGGAAGGGAACCTCGCGAAAGAGGCGCAGTTAAAGAAAGATATTAACGAAGCGGCGGCTCAGCGGGTCGAGAAAGAAAAGGCCGTTACTGAACAACTAGCGAGAGTTAAAGATATTGAATCGAGAATTGCGGAAGCTAAAAAAAGCGGGAACGAGGCGCAGGCACAATCACATCTAGTCACTCTTAACTCGGAGAAACAACGCCTAGAGCATATGCGTAATGAATTGATTAAAAGTACGGAACTTCTTCAGAGTAAAAAAGCGAATCTAGCGGAGGTCCAAAAAGAACTAGCTAAACTAGGCCAAGTCGATAAAAAACTAATTGATATAGAACTGCGCCAAGTTGGCCTTAAAGCCAAACGCGAGCAAGCGGTCAGTGTCATCGATAGAGAAATCGCAAAACAAGAGGCGGCGAAGCAGAAGCTTATAAGCACGACGTCAGCCGGTCAGAAGAAGAGTGAAGAGTATAAACGTGCGGTCCAAAAGATTGAAGAAGAAATCGCCAAGCTCGAAGCGGCACGCGCTAAAGTCGCAGAGATCACCGGAGAAGCTCGTAATATGAACGCTGAACTCGCGAAAGACATCTCGAAGCAGATCACGCTTAATAAAACTGAATTTGTTACGGTTCAAAATAGAGGCGGAGGCAAAGACGTTAGCGTACACAGCGGAGGTGGGCGCGCAGTCGGCGAGTATCATGTTGGGGGAATCGTTGGTAAGCCAGCGGGCAAGCTTCACTCAGGCGGAATGGCATCGAAGTTTATCGATCGTCCGATGAGTCGCGAAGTTGATATTCGTGCGCTCAGAAACGAAATGTATTTAACGGAAGCGCAGCAAGCGAACCTATTCCGACTCATCGATGCAGGACACACGGCGCGAATAACTTCAGCAGCCGGCGGCCATAGTCCGCAAATGCAAACGAACCTTTCAAACCTCGCATCTGCTATCGAGTCGCTTAAAGGACTATCGGTAGTCATGGAGGGCGAAGTGGTTGGACGTATCGTCGAGCCGCACGTAAGCCGACGGCAAATGGACGAAATAGATCGAAGCAGTTATTAGGAAGGAGGTGAGCGGTTGAGCAACGCTAGTTTTATTAAAGCGATAGCGCCGGACGCGCAGAAAATATACCGGAATTACAATATACTTGCGTCGCTTGTCATTGCGCAAGGTTGCCTAGAATCCGGCTACGGAAATTCGGGCTTGGCTACGAAAGGGAAAAACCTATTCGGTGTTAAAGGCTCGTACAAAGGCGCATCTATTCGAATGTTGACGTGGGAAGTGTATAACGGAAGAAACGTGCAAGTTTACGCCGACTTCCGTAAGTATCCGTCTTGGTACGAATCCATGCAGGACCTCGCGAAACTATACATTAACGGAACGAGTTGGGACCCGAATCACTATAAAGCCGTCGTCGGTCAGACGAACTATCGCAAAGCGACGGCGGCTCTCGTTAAGGCCGGGTATGCGACGGACCCAGCATACGCGACGAAACTGAACAACATTATCGCGACGCATAACTTAACGAAGTATGACACGAAAAAGACAACGGATACGAGCACCGACGTTGATAAGCCAGCGCAACCAAAGCCGGAACCGTCCGTAGTTGATATAGACGAAAACTTTAATGAAGATGCGTTCTCGCCGGATATTGTTTTCGGGCGATCTTCAGCGATCCCGCGTTCGGATGCAAACTTCCGTATTCAGTATCGCAATGGAACGATCATTGATATGGCTAGGGATCTATCGGTTTTAGTACGTAGCTTGGTTGTATCGGCGCCGGCCCCAAACATTACCTACGAGAACATACCGGGGAAAAACGGTTCTTATCGAACAGGCAAAGATTTCGGAAATCGGCGCATCACAGCCGAATGTACGATGTATGCCGAAGACGCAGCCGACTTCTACTTGCTGCGCGACGAAATATATAACGCTCTTTATCAGGAATCCGAGTTTTATCTAGTCGCGGAAGGCAATCCGAAAAAACGATGGCGAGTCGAATTGAGCGATTCTTTTGATCCGGAAAGAAGCGGAAGCGTGGCCGATTTTACACTGACGTTCGAAAGCGCATCTCCTTATTGCGAATCGGTCGGAACGACGCAGGACCCGTTCACATTTGACACGAGTCTTTGGCAGTTTGGCGAAAACCTAACGGATACTATTCCGACTTACAAACATACATCAAAGAGCTTCCGTATTTACAATGCGGGGGCTATTCGTATTGATCCGTTAGAGCTACCGTTCGTCATTTCGTATAAGGGCGCTTCGTCTAAGTTGAAGATCACGAACAAAACGACGGGGGATGCGTGGCAATATACCGGAGATTCGACGGCTAAAGAGACGATCGTATTGGACGGCGTCAAGGCACGAAAAGAGGGTGTAAGCATTTTCGGAGATACAAACCGGCAGACGATTCGACTCGAGCCGGGCTGGAACGAATTTATACTATCGGGAACGAGCGGGTCCTTCGAAATCAAATTCGATTTCCGATTCTATTATTTCTAGGAGGTGGCGCGATGGAGCTACTTATAAAAACGGTAAGAGGCGAAGTTGAGGCGCTCACCGACTACGATTGTACGGTTCGGGAAACGGCCGAGAATGAGAAATCGCTTGACGTGTCGGTTTTGAGTACGAGAAACAACGAACACTCATTCGGGTTGATCGAGAACGAAAACATACTCGTTTGTGACGGCGAAGAATATGTCATCAAGAAGACGCGTCCAGTCACGGTTAATGAAACGATAAAGATCGAAGCATCAGGCGTCTATAAGCCGTTAATTGACCTCGCCGACAATTACGTTTATAGCAAATCCGGCAAGAAAAAGAAGATGACCATAGGTGATATGGTTGCGATCGCCCTCGAAGGGTCCGGCTATTCATACGACATATCACCGGAAGGCCTTGACGCTACGTTCGAACTCGAAGATTTCGGCGATGGTTTCTCTAACGACTTACTGCGAGACATACTCGATAAATACAAAGCGGAATACGCCTTCGAAGGCAAAACGGTTGTCATTGCGAAGGAATTGGCTCGAGACACCGATTATCAGATTCGTTATAAATTCAATTCGCGCGACGAATCGGTTGAGATCGATACAAGTTCGTTGAAGACGTATATCCGCGGCTTCGGTAAACAGAACGACAAAACGAAAGCATATGCGGTCGAACTTGAATATACGAGTCCGCTGGCCGAAATCTACGGAATTAAGCACGCTGCCCCTATTCGCGATGATGCTTACACCGACAAGAATGCCGACGAATTAGAACTCCGCTTACAGGAAGAACTAACGGATACGATCGAGCTATCTTTGACGCTGACGTATACGGAGCTTCGACATTTCGGCGTCCAAGACATCCGCAAAGGCGACTACGTATGGTGCATGATCGATCCGTTCGGAATCAACAAGCGGATTAAAGTTGTCGGAGTTGAACGCTATTCAGATCCGAATAAGTCCCCAGTTTACACATTCGGAAAGCTGAAACGCGATATTAAAACGGACATGAAAAACTTTCGGAAGACTGAGAAGCGCGTATCCAAGTTGATTGATGCGTCCGGAAAAGTAAAAGGGACATCGGTAGGTTCCGGAATACGTATCGGAAGCGATGCGAACTTTGACGACGGTTATGACCCGACAACTATTCCGAAATACGGACCGGCGACGGCGGTTTCAGACGGATTGATGACGTCGAACGATTATCAGAAGCTACAAAGCATTGTAGTCGGTCCGGACGGTAAGCCGCAAGTAGACATGGCTAGCGCATCAAAAGCCGGCCTAATGTCTTCGGCAGATTTCATTAAACTATCGAAAGTCATCGTCAGTTCTTCCGGCGCAAACGTAGACCTTAACAAACTTGTATCGGATTTATCGGCGCTTACTGCGAGAGTGGCCGCGCTAGAATCAAAATAAAGGAGGCACTAAATGGCTAACGTATTTTTAAAGCGGATCGCATCGGCTTGGGATCGTATTGCACGTAATAACTTGAACGATAACTTCGACAGTATCGAACAGGGTTTTACGAAAGCGACCGCCGAGCTAAACGCCCATAAAAACGCATCGCCCGCACACAAGTCCGAGCAAATACAGCACGGGCTTTTTACGGCTGCTAATCGCTTTGATAACTTAAACGCTCGCTTTGCGAATCTAGTCGTTAATCATGACGGTGAGGACGTCAAAGAAGTCGTTGATCTGCGTGTGGCACTTGACGCATCTACGCACCCGACGGCGAAAGATCGCTTCGATTATGATTTCGCTAAACTACTGAAAAAGATCGAAGACATGGCCGTATTTATTTCGTTGCGTCCGTACTTAGAGAAATACGGAAACTTTGACGACGCAATGCAAGCGGCGCTTGACCTATCGAAATCAACGCCTATTACGCTTGTGGTTCCGCCCGGGAACTATACGCAAACGCGAACGCTTCGGATTTTCAGAAATACGCGGTTAATCGTCCAGGCCGGCGCAGTTATCAAACGGAACTTCGTAGGATCTATGCTAGTCAACGGACTTGAAACGGATAATTTCAGCGGCTATAACGGCCACGGAAACATCGTAATTGAGGGCGGCGGCACCTTCGATAGTAACGGCGCGGTAATCAAGCAGCAGTGCTCCGTATTCGGGTTTGCGCATGCTGACGGAATTATCATTCGAGATATTACCGTACTTGATGTCGTAGGTGGGCATGCATTTGACTGCGCCGGCAACCAAAACGTCTTGATCGAGAACGTTAAATTTAAAGGCTATGCGGACTACGTAGGCGATCGGTGGTTCTCGGCAGCTATTCAGCTCGATTTAATGCGCTCATCCGCAAACTTCGGCGCGTTCGGGTCATACGATCAGACTGTCACAAGAAACATCGTCATTCGTGGAAACTATTTCGGAAAATCTAACAAACTCGGCGGCTGGGCTCGTGCAGTCGATTCTCATACGTCAACTGACGGCGTTTGGTATTCGGTTATCCGTATCTTAGACAACGTGATTGAGGACACGACTGAGTACGCAATAAGCGGGAACAAGTGGCATGATACGCGAATCAGCGGAAACAGACTGAACAACTGCGCGTCAGGAATCCGAATCCTACTACCGCGAGTCACGTCGCAGTATACGCAGGATGCAAACGGAAATCCGACGGGGCGCGTTAATAAAACGAAGCACCACATTATCACCGAAAATACAATCACGAACATCACGAAGAATCACGCGATTCAAGTATATGGCCGTAAAGGTTATCAGACGATTGATGACGTAGTTATCTCAGGAAACGTAATTGACGGCGTTGTTGAACGACACGGTATACACATCTCCGACGTTTACAACTATACGATCGGAAATAACATAGTCGATAACGTTGGACACCACGGCATTCTTATAACGCGCAGCACCTACGGATCGGCTACGGCAAATACGCTGCGGGGCGTCAAAGGAAACGGAATTCGTATCGAAGAAGGCCTATGCAATAACGTAACGGTCGCAAATAACATTCTGAAAGACGTAGGCTTTTCCGGGATCTCCGTATCAGGAGAATCGCGAAGAGTACGCGTCTTTTTTAATACGCTCGTAGATGTCGGAACGAGGGCGACCGAAAGCGATGGTTATGACGGAATCATTTTCTTATCCGGCGTAGCCCGATCTATGTGCGCATTTAACGACATAACCGGTCTAGGAATGCGTCACGGTATTTATCTGACGAATACATGCTCGCAAATTTCATCGTACGGAAATTACGTAAAAGGTGCGGGCTTTGACGACAGCTATAACGACAACAGCATCGACCCGATCACTTCGACTGCGAACGTTATTTAAAGGGAGGAAAACGGATGTTAGCAAAAGATGGCGCTTTGTCTTTCGACGTCAATGCGCAAACAAAGCGGCCTATCAATGCCGCCATACAATTCAGCACGCAAGATATAAACACGGCACGCCTGTCCTTTAAACTCACGAAAGATGGCGTCCCTTTGCCGTTGTCTGCGGTCGTAGGTAAATTGGTGCTTGCGATGGCGGATGGAAGCCGTTTTATTCGAGCAATCACACTAGTTAATAAGCCGGAAGGACTAGCCGAATATGTTTTAGGTGCGGACGAAATTCGTCATTACGGCGCAGTAAAAGCTGAGCTGGTTCTGTATTACACGGACGGGCAGGCGCTTTCGATTCATAAATTCGGCTTCAACATCGAGCAGTCACTCATCGACCAAGACATCGTCCCCGTCGCGGAGTACTACATCGATGACTTTGAAACACTGCGCGGTCAGATTAATGATCTTTACGACGACGTTGTTGCAACCGTTGCGGAAATCGAAGCGAAGTTTGAAGACCTGGATAACGTTGAAACGAAGGTTGGTGCGCAGGAAAAGGTCGATGCGCATGCAGAAAACACAGATGTTCACGTAACGCCTCAGAAGAAAGCGGAGTGGGACGCCAAGGAGACGACGGTCGGCGCCCAAGCGAAAGTAACCGCACACGCAAATGATGCAGTAAAGCACGTAACTAACGAAGAGCGGTCGACATGGAACTCGAAGGAAACTACGTCGGGGTCCCAACAGAAAGTCGATCTTCACGCGAACAATCTAGATCTGCACGTTACCGCAGACGATAAGACGAAGTGGAATGCGGGGCAGCTCCGGAAGCTAACGGCTGATACCGGTTCTTTTAAACTCAACCTAGCCGGCAAGGACTTATATACGGATTTACTAACGGCTCGGACGGCTACTTTCTACGGAAATAGTACGTCAGCAAACGGACCTAACTCGGCCTCGCTTCGCGGATTTCAGATCGCGGAGGATAATGTCGGCGAAGTATTGGCGATGGGTAACGACGGAACTACTTGGCGCAATACCTTCGGTTCAGGCACTTTCCGCGGATGGAGGCGCCTTTTAGATACGAAAGACACCGCCGTTGTTTGGGAAACGCCGTCGTTAGGCAATGGGTGGAAGCAATACGTATCGCCGGACGGATTTCCTCACACGTTGCGCTACACGAAAGACGCATTCGGTATCGTTGAGATTATCGGTTCAATCGCAGGTGGGGCGCTTGGCAATAACGTTGCGGCGTTCACGTTGCTACCGGATTATTTTCCGATCCAATCAATGCATTTTATCGGAGTAGCTTCGAGTGTAGGAACGACAAACGTCCCGCAGTACCACCGTACGTATATCGGAACAGACGGCAAGGTTTGCATTCAATCGTGTTCTAATACGGCTAATCCGAACGATTTTATAACGTTTGGCTTCCGTTTTAGGGCGGCGAAAGTATAGGAGGTGCTTTAATGATACGCGTATATAAATACGATGAAAATTATGTATGGCAAGCAGCCGGAGAAATACTCGTTGATATAGAAAACGGCGAAGAAATTCCGGAAGGATACACGCCCGTCAAACCACAAGACGGTCTGTTTATCGCGACATTCGATCCGGAGACGGAAGAGTGGTTCGAGGGTGCAACGCAAGAGTACATCGACAGCCTATTTCCGGAAGCAGCGCCGTCTGAAATCGAAGTTCTACGACAGCAGCATGCCGAGTTGGTTTTTACGCTAATGATGGGAGGGGTGATTTAATGAATTGGTTCGCGATCATCAAGAAGTTTTATGCAGACGGAGATTGGACGAAGGAACAAGTCGCAGCCGCGGTCGTCATGAAGAAAATTACGCCGGATCAATACGAAGAAATTACGGGTGAGCCTTACGTAGAAGCGTAGGCTTTTTATTTTGGAAGGAGAGACGTTCTTATGGCGGAGCCGAGCAATACCGAATTAAACGAAAAGATTTCGGATATTCGTGAGTGGCTCGTTCGTATTGACACGAAGGTCGATTATTTCAACGATGTTAAAACAAAAGCAGACCAAGCGGACGAGAAAGCAGACGAAGCGCTGGCATTGGCGAAGGAAAACCGCGCAGACATAGCAGACATGCGCGCAAATACGAAATGGGTATGGGGCGTGATGCTGACGGTGGTAGGTTTATTGCTATCGGTTGGCATTGCGCTTTTTAAATAGATAAAACGAAAAGGGAGACGATTATATGACGATTAAAGTTACGCAGGATCTTGTATCTCCGAGTAAATACGGCATTAAATGCCCGAATTCAATGGACGCAAAGTATATCACGTTCCACAATACTGCAAATGATGCCTCGGCAAAAAACGAGATTTCGTATATGAACGGTAACAGTAATCAGGTCTCGTATCATTTCGCAGTGGATGACGTAGAGGTTCGTCAGGGGATTCCGGTAAATAGAAACGCTTGGCATTGCGGAGACGGTAGCGGCGCTAATAGCGGAAACAGAACGTCAATTGGCGTCGAGGTTTGTTATTCAAAATCCGGCGGCGAGCGGTACAAAAAAGCGGAAGCATTAGCGATCAAATTCATTGCGCAGCTTCTAAAAGAGCGCGGCTGGGGCGTTGATCGCGTGAAGAAGCACGAAGATTGGAGCGGAAAGCATTGTCCGCACCGTGTACTCGATGAAGGTCGTTGGGGAGCGGTGAAAGAAGCGATTGCTAAAGAACTCGCTGCGCTAAACGGAAGCAAAGCGCCATCTAAAACGGGCGCAGCGACTAAGCCGGTGAAAACGTCTAAACCAAAGGCGTCGGCTAAAAAACTAACGGTACCTACTGGCGTCATCCGTCAAGGTGGTCGTGGGTCATCCGTTACGCAACTTCAGAACGCACTGGCAGCCGTTTATTTCTACCCGAACAAAGGGGCGAAGAATAATGGAATTGACGGCATCTACGGTCCGAAAACGGCAGACGCAGTTAAGCGATTCCAGTCGACGCAGGCCGGCATTGCAAACGATGGCATCTACGGACCGGCAACACGCGCCAAACTGGTGGCGGCATTAAAGAAAGCGGGGTATAGCGTATGAAGACGAATATTAGCGCAGGAACGGTGACTCGATTTATTTTGCTTGCGTTGGCTCTCGTAAACAGCGGGCTGACGATGTTTGGCGTGCAGACGATTCCGGTAGATGAAGCGGCAGTGTCCGACTTTATTGCGTTGCTGTTTCTCGGGGCAACTTCGCTATTAGCGTACTGGAAAAACAACGACGTATCTAAGAAGGCGCGCGAAAGAAAAGCGCTAGATGAGGTCGGCAAGAAATAAGCGGAACTTTCGGCGGTTGCTTACGTATAAATCGTAGGTAGCCGTCTTACATAACAATAACGTATAATTAAACGGAGGGGAGGCGGAGGATATAAAGAAGATTTCCGTATATTTTTTGATTTTTACTAGTTTACTAATACTTCTAACAGGGTGTGGAGGCGTAAAAGTATCTGAGTTCAATGAAGATATAGGCTATGACTTCAGTGACAGCACGGTGGGTAAGCTTAATTTCGATCTACCCAAAGATTTACACATTATTGAAGTGAATTATAAAAGTGAAATTAATGGCGTGGAAATAACTATTGATAAGGTACATTTCGCGAAGGGCCTCATAGGGGTTAGTTTGTCTTTTCAAAATAAATCTAAAGATAATACATATACGATCGCTGCTGCTACGCGTGCTATACGTGTGAACTCAAAAACTTCGTTAGGCCCGAGAGACCTTTCTTACATTGATTACGATAAAAGTTACCGGAAATTGGCTCACGAAGGGGATGCTTTTGAGAGTCTGACGTACTGGTCGCTGGAAGATGTTGACTATAAAAATATTAAAGAAATTGATTTACAAGTGACTATCTTTGATGATTCCGGTTCCTCTGATGAGTCTTTGATAAACTTCAAACGAAAAATTACCTTTTGA